GATCGAATTTAAATCAACTATTAATAGCATTGACGAAACTAAACAAAGAGCAATAGAATTTCTAAAAAAAATAAAAGAATTATCCCTGGCGAAACACCTTGATGCGGGAATCCCCTTAGAGCCCTCACTACCACTCCAACTTGGAAACATTTTGGAGGAACACGGTTAATAGCCGTACCCAATGGTAATAATGTGAGGGATTGGGCAATCCGCAGTGTTACTGTCTACGTCCGTTATGGTAGGATACGACAGGCATTCAGAGACTGAACGGGTGTTCATCGGTAATGATAAGCTAACCACTTTGAACTGGTGTAAGATACAGTCCGTCCCCTTGGGAAACCTTGGGGGTGCTGCATTTATGCTTTTAAAAATAACGTGATTCGTACACGATTTATTTATCTGCATAAATGCAGCGACGTTTGATGGAGATGAAATGAATTTACATATGCCTCAGAATGTTTTGGCAGAAACAGAATTAAGACACTTGGCGGCTATTCCATGGCAGATGATTAGTCCATCTGCTAATGCCCCAATCATCGGTATTTATCAGGATTCCCTTCTAGGATCTTACCGATTTACAAGAAATAATGTGACAATGTCACCAAGGGATGCTATGAATCTTCTTATGATGTTCGACAAGGTTGATCCAAAACCCTTTTTGGAGAAACGCGATTCCAATCAAGAAGTAACTAGCTTCGATGTATTATCACAGATCCTTTCGCCTATTACACTAAAATATAAAACAAAGTTATACGAAGAGGAAGAGGATTTCAATACATCCAATAACGTGTTAGAAATCCGCAATGGAAAGTATATTCGTGGACAATTAGAGAAGTCAGTTCTAGCTTCTACTACCAAGGGTATTATTCATCGTGTTTGTAATGATTATGGAAATATGCAGGCAACCTATTTCATTGATGATCTCCAAAACGTGGTTACGGAATACATGAAGACCAGTTCATTCAGTGTAGGAATCAGTGATTTGATAGCAAACAAGACGACCCAAGATAAGATTATTCAGGTAATTGCGGAAAAGAAACATGAAGTGAATACCTTGATTGAAAAGATGCATCTTGGTATTTTCGAGAATAACACAGCTCAATCTAATATGATGGAATTTGAGAGTAAGGTAAACAATATGTTGAACGATGCCAATAACCAGGCAGGTTCTATCGGTAGAAAATCACTCAGTAAGACAAACAGATTTGTAATGATTGTAAATTCAGGATCTAAGGGTACACCTATTAATATTTCACAGATGATTTCTTGTTTGGGGCAAACCAACGTTGATGGTAAGCGCATTCCCTACGGGTTCGATAGTCGTACACTTCCTCATTTCAATAAGTTCGATGATAGCCCAGCTGCCCGTGGATTTATTGAGAATTCCTATATCTCTGGATTAACTGCGCCAGAATTGTTCTTCCATGCTATGGGTGGTCGTATTGGTTTGATTGATACAGCGGTTAAGACATCACAGACAGGATATATCCAGAGAAGGTTGATCAAGGGACTTGAGGATTTGAAGGTAGAGTATGATATGACGGTAAGAAATAATAAGGGTAAGATTATCCAATTTGCTTATGGAGATGATGGATTTGACTCAACCAGAGCAGAGAATCAAATTATTCCTCTAGTAAGCATGACAACAGAAGACATCTATCTTCATTATGATATTATCGGAGTAAATGATCAACACAATGATTTGTTTGAAATATACACCAAAGGCACACAAACACGTGTGAGAAAGCAACGTGCAGCCACGAAGGAATATTGTCAAAAGTATATTGATATGATGATTGAAGCTAGAAAGAATGTGGTTACGTCAGTTTTCAATAACAAGAATGAAAACAATGTACGTGTTCCTGTTTCATTCCAAAACATCATTGCGAATATTCAAGGCCAACTCAACTTGAATTCCAATTCCATTGTAGATATCACTCCACTTGAAGCATTTGATTTGATAGAAGAATATTACGGGAAACTCAAGAAAATCGTATATGTGCAACCAACTGCCCTTTTCGAAATCCTGTATTTCTACTATTTATCTCCCAAGGATCTTCTAGTTAATAAGAGATTCCATAGGGCAGCTATTATTATGGTTTTGGAGAATATTATATTGAAGTACAAGCAATCTATTGTTCATCCTGGAGAAATGGTGGGTGTTATCGCTGGCCAGAGTATTGGTGAACCTACTACTCAGCTTACTCTCAACACTTTCCACTTGGCAGGTGTTGCATCTAAATCGAATGTAACTCGTGGTGTTCCCAGAATTGAGGAGATCTTACGTTTGACAAAGAATCCTAAGAATCCATCATTAACAATTCATTTGAAGCCGATTGATGAAACAGAACAAGATAAGGCAACCAAATATGCGAATATGTTAGAGCATACCAAATTGGTTGATGTTATTAAATCTGTGCAAATTTGCTTTGACCCCAATGATACATCTACTACTATAGCGGATGATGCAGTATTGATGGAGCAGTATTATGAATTCGAACAGATTATGAATGAGTGTAATAACACAGACATGGATAATGGTGTTTCCAAATCCAAGTGGATTATTCGGTTGGAGCTAGATGCAGATTCACTCCTAGATAAGAACATTACCATGGATGATATTCACTTTGCTATTAACAGCAGTCATGGAAATGACATTTCATGTGTATATTCGGATTACAATGCGAATAATTTGGTATTCCGTATCCGTTTGAACAGCAGCATTTTCAATAAGAGTAAGAAGCAGAAGGGTATTCCAGATACTCTTGATCAGTCAGATGAGATTTATATGTTGCGTAACTTCCAAGAGGCGCTTCTAAACAATATTGTTCTTCGTGGAGTGAATGGTATAGTGAATGTGAATCCTAGAAAGTTGAAGAATAACATTTCGAGAGATGAAGGTAAATATGTTTCCAAGGAAGTTTGGGTTCTAGATACCAATGGATCTAATATGATGGATGTAATGGCAATGGATTTCATTGATGGAAATCGAACTTACAGTAATGATATCAAGGAGATTTTCGATGTCCTTGGTATTGAGGCTGCTCGCCAAATCATTTATAATGAGTTTGTTGAAGTGATGGAATTTAGTGATGTGTATATTAATTATCATCATTTAAGTTTATTATGTGATCGTATGACTTCTACCAAGGGCATGGTTTCAATCTTCAGATCTGGTATCCTAAATGATGATATTGGGCCTATTTCAAAGGCGACGTTTGAGGTACATACGGAGGTATTATTAGATGCTTCTAGACATGCAGATTTTGATCATATGCGTGGTGTATCAGCGAATGTAATGATGGGACAAATGGGTGTGTTTGGAACAGGATGCTTCCAATTAGTCTTGGATATGGACAAGATGAGAAACATGGATGATCAAGAGGTTGATTTTACAGATAACAATAAGGAAATTGAGAAGTTGTTTGGTAAGATTGAAGATTCGACAGATATTTGTGCGAAGAGTAAGATTGAGATTAGTAATAATTTGAGTGCTATTAAGCCAACTGATAGTGATGAATGTACAGATGACAATTATGACATTGGATTTTAATAAAGGGAACCAATTGTCCATTCTTTGTCCATTCTTTGCCCATTCTTTACCCCTTTTAAACCCTCCTTTTGTAAAGATTATTTTTTATTAAAGTAATATTACGATGAATTTCAAAATTCAAAAGAAAATGTTTTTGTTGAGGAAAGGATATAAATAATTAAATGTAGTTATATTGTTCCCGGGTTTAGCTCAGTGGTAGAGCTTTTGACTGTAGTTGTATGTAGTAATCAAAATGTCACCTGTTCGATCCAGGTAACCCGGAAACCTTAAAGCGTTAATGATGTAGTGGTAACATGTAACCCTTCCAAGGTTGATCTGAGGGTTCGATTCCCTCTTAACGCAATTTTTATAAGTTTTTAATTACGAAACTTATAAAATCAAGGACTTTCTTCTGGTCCATTCTGTTCTTTTATAGGAACAACGCCCGTAAAGTTCTGATAAAATCCACTATTTTTTGAGGGAGTAGCAATTTCATAAGTAATATTTTTCGCATATTTGTTATTTTGAAAAGGTATTAAATCATCGAAATATTCATCTGTTAAAATCGAATTCAACAAAATAACTTCATCTTCATTAACAGAGTAATCAATATTGGCTATATTTAAATAACGCTTGTCATCTAATAAAAACAATCGTACTCTTTTAAATCGAATTAATTCATCACAAATCCTATTCAAGTAAAATACTTCATTATCAGTTTCACTATTGATCAAATTTTTACGAGGGAAAACAACTTTCTCTTTTTCCAAGACATTATTAAGATCTTCCACAAAAGTAAACAAATCCTTTATTAAATAACGAATTAAAATAGCTAATTTCTTCATTTTTAATGTATATAAAAATTTATGGTTATCGAGAACAGAAATAATTTGATCACGTATTTCTCTATAATCATAATTATTTAAAAGATTTCGTATTTCTGTGCGGTAGGATAAATAATATTGTGATTCCAATTTAATGTTGTTGATCGTGTTAATACGATTTTCGTCATAGTTCCTGGATGTAGCCAATGAATTGTCTAATTTGCTATCCCGATATCCAGTTACCGAAAAAATGGGCAAATCTTCTGCGAAAATATCTTGAGTTGGTTCTCTTATTTGCACAAATTGATTTGTTACAGTTAAGATGCCAACGATAAGACCATCTTCTGTTACTTTCATCATTGGCTTGCATAAGATTTTGCCATTTGAATCTGTACTAATTTTTTCTAATGCATTTCTAGTGAGTATGTAATCATGCCATTCTACTGCATTCATAAATTTCTGTGGTATTTTATCTAAGATTTTTGAAGGAAAACATGGTAAATAAATTTCTTTACCATCAATCTCCGTCATTAATGCAATTATCTTTCCATTATAATTCATTACTTGACTATTTACTTTTAATTTAAGTTCAGACAACGCAGTAAAAAGCTCTTTGGCAGAAATATTTTCTTTGAATTTATAGACACGCGGCCTTGTTTTCATGGGTTTGCATTTTCTTTCTGATACATCCAATACCATGGAGAAAATCTTTTTTAGTGATTTTAATTCATCAGTACCTTTCAAATCTTTGAATATACGTATAGGTTGCTGGCCTTTGTTTTTCTTATTGTCATTGTACAAATATATTGGCTCATAAAAGTCGTCATGTTTCAATATTAAAATAGTACCGCGATCTTTAATATAAATATTAGAAGAATAGGCATTCGTGGGACAAATCAAATCAATATTGTCCGTTATATCATTGTTTACTATTTCTATAATAATCATGTTTAAACCACCCTCAAAAAGAACGGAATCTTCTGATGAAATGATATCCCATAAATAGGAATGATCAATAATAGTGTCTTTATCTTTCAAATAATTTTGGAAATTATTAAAGGAAGAAATAGTGTCTTTTAAAAAGGCATATTGTGAGGGATTGTTAAGATCTACAGAATTATAAAACACTGTGCTGGAATAATCTTCGACGGTAACGTCATCGATAGGATAATTTTTTTTGCTTGGTTTAAAAATTGAGGTGAGAGAACCATTATGTAATTTTAAGTAATCATCTAATGTCAATAATTCAACAATTTTCTCACGCATTTGTTCAATAGTTAATAGTTTTATGTCTTTGTAATTGCTGTAAATATCGGATAATACTCCTACAAAAGATTGATTGACTGACTGTTCAACACCATAACGTAAGAGTGGTTGTTTACCCGATTGAATATAGGCAGGATTACTTTTTAAAACAAATTTGTTGTTTTTTGTATGTAAAAATCTCTCTACAGAAGTAGGTAAAAATCCCCAACGATATTGTGGTATGGGATAACGTTCCACTCCAAACACATTGGCTTTACCTTCTTGTTTTTTCTTTTCTTTCTCTTTTTTAACTTCAGAATCTACCTTTGGTTTGTTTAATACAACAAGTTCTTCTGTAGCGTTTTCGTCAGGTACAGTTTGATAGGATTCTTGCGATTTTTTACCATCTGGACCTATTTTATTAATATTAACGTCTACTAATCCACACTGTTGTCTGCGGGTTTGTTGTTGACTTGGGTTTTTGTTCTTAGATGCCCAATTACTGAAACAACAAGGTAAACATAGGTTTGAATTAGGATGAGAATGGGGTGGTTTAAATCCTGGAGAATGCCAAATATATTCACCAGCATCATCTTTATGATATTTGTCATCGGTAAACTCATAAATGAAATGTCCAGGTGGCGGATTTTTTTTAACATCTTTTGGTATAATTTTACCTCCACAATCACCACGTTTCACTTCTTCTTCGGTCATAGGCTTATTAGTCTTTAAGCACCAATATCTTGGACAAATATACCAGAATTGGTTTTTAGGATCTGAACCGTACTTGATAGCGTTTGTATAAGCTCCGGGATGTTCTTTATCAATATCTTTCTTTTCATCATCTGTCAAAATAACAGGCTGCAAATTGGCATTTGCTGGGCAAATGCGGGAATAAGATACAAATTTACCTTGCGGTTTTGTTAAAATTAAATTGGGCTCTTTATCCTTCATGCGCTTTGTAAAAATATTAGTTTTTTCATTACCTTTTGCACCACCGCGACTTTTACTCTTGTTCTTAACCTCTTCTTCCACTTCATTTACTTCTTCATCCTCTTCTTCTGGTAAATAACCTTCTTCTTCTTCATCATCTTCCTCTTCCTCTCCTTCTTCCTCTTCCTCTTCTTCCTCTACTAGAGCGACTGCGTAATCCTTGTCTTCTTCCTTCTGTTCCTCTTCATCTTCCTCCTCATCCTCCTCTTCTTCAATGGGTAAATAACCTTCACCTTCACCTTGTTCCTCATCTTCTTCCTGAGGTAAATACCCGTCACCCTCTTCTTCATCTTCATCTGGTAAATATTTATCAACATCATTATCGGTATCTAAAGGTAACAATATTGGTGCTCTGTTATTAATTATAACATTGTCTACTTTGACTTCTTCTTCATAAAAATTCATTTTGGAACATAATCTACCAGAATCTGCTAATAACGAAGGGTTTATTTCTTCAGAAAACAACAATAACCGAATAATAGAATCCAAATAGATAGTTAAAATATCAATAAACTCAATAGAATTTATGTGATCAATCTTTATTTCTAATTTATTATCGAATGGAGATTTATAAATAGATATGGGAAAACCTGGATTATCAGCAATATCAACCTGTTTATTTACGTATTCTCCATGAATACGCTGATGTTGGTTAAAAAAGGATACAATTTCTTGTATAGCATCTTCTTTTGACAAAGAAAAATTTATCATTAAGGATTCGATTATTTCAGATCGATTATTTGTCCGTTTGAAAACCTCAGTAATCATAGAAGAAATCGCATTCATTTTTTTATAATTAGATACACGTATAAAATTTAATAAAATACCCTTGTTTACATCCAACTCAGTATCCATAATATCAAATATACTGGTTAAGCAACCAATTACCTTTTTAAATTGGATAGGTTTATTAACTAAAACAGTCATTTCTTGGTTCAAATTAACTATTTCTACGTGTTTATCAGATAATCTATCAAACCGTTTCATTTTGTAGCCGGATTTTTCAAGAATTTTATTAATTTTAATAATGATTGGATTTGTTACATTATAAATAATTGTTTCTAGAGTTTTTAATGAAATATGAATATTTAGGTCGGATCGTATGCGCAGATTACCATCTTCATGAAGATCTATAAACAAATCCAACTTTTCATTTTTAGAGGTGCGATATTGAATATATAAAACAATCAAATTATTTTTCTTGTTTTCTCTAGATATAGAATTAATCTGTTTTCTGTTTAACCATGGTATTTTATTACCACTTTTTGAAATACTTTCTGAATAAAATCGGAATATGCTTTCCCTACGTTTTCCTGGATTGTATTTAATTAGTGGAACAGCAGGATAAAAAAATGGCGTTTCGCTTCCCATTGTGCAATGTAGTTGTTTAAAAATGATTTCAAGTGGTAATGGCATATCAATATCAGGATGCAAAACAATGTTAAACGCAGAAATGCCTTGCTGGAAATAGTTTAATTTGCTATCACCTTTTTTTCCATTGTAAATATTGTAAAACAAATCCACTGTATCAAATAACTGAATCGACCCAGGTTTTAAAAGTTGATTGTTTTTTTCTATTAATTCTGGTTGTTTTTCTAAAAGTTGATCTTTATTGGTTACGCCACCTTGAAAAAGGAGTGGAAAGTATAATTCCATCATATAGGATGAATCAATAACAGTTTTCTCTTTTGTAGACCCATCTGGGAAAGATACAATTTGCGATTCAGCATAATCGAGAACATCATATGTTTTACACAAATAAATAACGTTGTTAGCGATTTCTCCATAATTTAACAATAATTGGTTCTCAAATGTATACAATTCATTATCTCTAGCTAACTGAAATGGTGGTTCAATATCATTTTTGGGAAGTTCAATGTCAAATGGGTTTCCTGAGAATAATAAATTGTTGTAATTGGAGAACCTTTGACCAAGGGGCACAGATATTTTGTATTTTTTGTCTTTATTAATGTATTTTATTAAATCGTCATAACCATAAGAGGTCTTTTTTAAACCTTTTAATTCAGAAAAATAGGTTTCTTCTAATTGAATATTCATTGCTAATTGGGACATGTGTTTACCGGTGAATAATTCTTTATGATTGCTTATTACTTTAATAAGATCGACTGGTTGATATTGATGGGCGAAAAGATAAATCTCTTCGTATGCTATTTCATTTTTACCTAATTCGTGTATTATTTTCTTTTTTATGGTTCTTATAGTATCATCTTTGTGAATTTGTTGAGAACTTGTAATAAATTCTGGAGGCGCTAGTTGATTAAATAATGATATTTCATCATTGCTAAATAATTTTTGTTTTATTTTATCATCTGACATTGGCGAAGAAGCTCCATTAAACACAATATATTTTGTAGGATTACCTTGCTTATTTAATAAACATAATATGTACTTTTGATTTTCTGGAATTTCTATTACAGATTCCATGGTATATACAATAAACTTATAAATTATGTAAGTTTTTTATTCTATTATTAATAAAATGAAAAAAGCTTTATTAATAGGAGTTGATTACGTAAAAAATCCCAAGGTTTCTCTAAGAGGATGTGTAAACGACGTAATAAATATAAGAAACATGCTTATTGATGCCTATGATTATGAAGCAGACAATATTACTATTTTGAGAGATGATGTTATGGATTTTATGCATCCTATCAAATCGAATATATTGGATCAACTAAATATATTGGCAAATCAATCAGAAAGTTTAGATGAAATTTGGCTGCATTACAGTGGTCACGGTTCTCAAATACAAAATCAGAATTCTAAAAAAAGAGAACTAGTTGAAATTATTATTCCTATGGATTACGAAGCAGAAGGCTCTATATACGATTATGAATTATTAGAAATAATAAGGAAAATAAAATGCAGGGCGATTTTAGTGTTCGATTGCTGCCATAGCGGAAGTATATGCGATATGCCTTGGTCATTCGATTTTGGAGATCTGACAGAATTAAAAACTCTACATACGAATACAGTAATTATTGAAAATTCCAATATATATGTATTGAGTGGATGCCGTGATTCAGAATCAAGTGCTGACTCATCAAATGGTTTAGATCAATCGGTAGGTGCTTTTACAAACGCTTTGATAGAATCTTTGAGAGCTAGCCATCATAACATTTCAGTAGTAGATTTATATAAAAAAACCTGCATTTTTCTGTACCAAAATGGATATTCGCAAAATCCCCTTTTATCATCAAGTAGTGAAACTCCTGATTATATTATTAAAAAGGCATAAACTAATTTAAAAGTTAAAGAATTAAAAGAAGAATATGGATACGATATTATCAAAAACCAACTTATATCCTATTGTACTTCCGACCAAAAATTTTAAAGATAGGTTCAATAATCCAAATTCTTATAATGAGATGAATCCATCTATGTACATAGATGAAGAAGGTAATGTTAAAATATTGATTCGATGTGTTAATTATAGGAAATTTAAAGATCGTCAATTTGTTGTTTATGATAATAAATCTAATTCAATGTATTACCAAATTACAGGTAAAATAGAAGAAAATGAAAATTTAGAATTAGAAAATTATGAATTAAAAGAATTGGTTATGGAAGATAAAATGCAGAAATATCCGACCTATTGGACCGGCATGGAGGATATAAGGTTTATAGACCAGAATAATATCTTAGTAACTGTTCCACAATTTAATCAAGATGGTAATGCATCTATATTTGAAGCAACTATAACTGATAATTTTGTTCATTCATTTATTGATTGTGAACCAAATTTAACAGAAAAGAATTGGATGCCTTTTATGGAACATAATGGTGAAACAAAGGTAATATATTCAGTGTCCCCCTTTTTAATTAAAACCGTTAGGGAAGATACATTTACTGAAATAAACGTATCATCAGAAGATGAATTATTATTGAGAGGGTATCATGGATCAACCAATGGTCTTAAATACAGAGATAACGTATTGTTATTTCTCATTCATATTAATAATGATCAAAAAACCTTACATAGATGGCTTCTATATGATACAGTAACTACTGACATTCGATTATCTGAACCATTTATCTTTTTCCGCCATTCTCATATAGAATTTCCATTGAGTTTATGTAGATTTGAAAAAAGAATTTTTATTAGTTTGGGTGTGAATGATGAAAAGGCATTCATTATTGAAACGAATTTAAACAATATTAATAAATTGTTTGTTTAAAACAATAAAAATAATAAAAATTAGCCATCGAAATATGGGTTATCATGAATCGTCATACCGCAATATTCTTGGTTGTTCTTTTTGTAATCTTTTGGATCATGAATTCCGGCTTCTTTGGCGTTCTCTAATAAATACTTGAAATTTTCCCAGAATTCACTCTTATGTCCAACAGACTTAGTCATAACATGAGATAGTTCATGAATGGCAACAAACGTTAATGTGTTTTCGTCAATCAAATTATCATTGTTTTTTTTCGAACGATTCAAGCAAAATGCTAATTTCTCACCTTTATTTTCACTATATGCAGTATATTCACTTGTAGGTAAAGTCTCAGATATTTTTTGCGGATTATATCCAGCAACTAATCTCTTTACTCTTTCTTCATCTCCGTGCTTTTTATTCATGTATTCAACTAATGCTTTACATTTTCCTGTTATGGTGGCAAGTAAATCCGCAGCAGCATCTATTTTCTCTCGTTCTCTAACACAATATTTATTACCATCTTTATTAGATATAATGCATTTCAACTGAAATTCGTCTGAGTTTCTATAATATATAAATGCGCAAACTACCAAGACAAATCCAATTAAAAAATAACCTAAAGCATCATATTTATCCATTATCGTATATAATTACAGTGTATTTTATATTTATTACCAAAATTACTAAATAACAATAACATATTTTTATAATTATTGTTATTTACTTTGTTTAGTTTGTAATTGGGCCAATGATTTATTTGGGTCCATTTCCAAGTTCAAGGGGAACACGACCATAATCAGGTTCAATAGTGCTTTGATTCCATGGTCCAATGTCGGCCTTTTGGATAATGGGATCAGAACGCAATTGAAGATTGGGATTTCTAAGTGATTGTCCGATAGTGTCAAGACCGATATGGTAACCAGCTTGTAAAAGATCAGGCATTAAAACATCTCCCTTATTCATAGAGCTGGGATTTAATGCCGACCATTGGCTATTGGCATCCTTGGGCAATAAATCAGAGGGGTTGGCAACATTTTGTTTGGCGAATCCACTAGGAACGCTTGGTTCTGGGGCATGAGCAGTGATTTGGGGATTTGAAGGTGGTGCCATCATAAGAGGTTGGGGTTGAGTTACACCATGGAGACTAGAAGATCCATCACCCATTTGATCATAGACGTTCATTTTAGATCCGGAATAAAAAAAAAGCGCCCAAGCAAGAACAAAAAATATAAGTAATACTACAGTTCTTCCTTTTGTAAAAAATTTGGAAAATCCACTGATGATCTCTTTGAACATTCTTATTATATATAAACGGATGATAAAAATATTTATGCAATTTTATTTTTAATTTTGCTAAATACAAAATAACAATCCTTTTTATTCATCCAAAGATTGTTCTACATCGAATTCCATATCATTTTCTAAATCACTGTCATCGCTATCTTCCAGATCATTCAACATATATGTATTTTTTATGCGTTTTGCTTCTAAATAAGATGAAAGTGCTAAATCCCTGGCTATCTTAGCCTTTTTTCTAGCTTCTCTATACATTTCATAATAAACATCATTCCTTTTTTTTATTTGAAAGGGTTCAATGTTCTCCAAATCTTCTAAATGAAAATCTACTTCATCCATATCATCAGTAATTTTCATGACAGTAGTTGGAATTACTTCACCTTCTTTTATAAAGTTATCATCATCAACATTCTCTTGTTGAGTAGTTTCTACTTCAAGCTGAGTTGATTCATTCGATTCTTTTTCAACTTCAACTTCAACTTCTTTTTCCCCTTCCTTTTCCTTTTCAACTTCTCCTACTACTTCCGATTCTTCTAATTGTTCTAAATCATCTGCTTTCTCAACTATGTTGGCATCAATTCCATTTTCTACTTCATTTACTAAAGTATTAACGTGTCCGACCGATTTAATTGTAGATGATTTAATAATGCATTTTTCGAATATATTTTTCTGTTGTAATGTCATCATCTGCTTTAATTCGATTTCGATTTGAAAGCTACGTGATGAACATTTAATACCCTGTATTTCAACAATCGTTAAAACATTGGTGTTCTCAATAATGGATTCTAACTCTACTTCATTTTCGTTTTCGTCGTAAATCTTAATCGACAGTTTATTTGAAATAGCGTTTGTGTTAGCGTTAATGCGTAGGATATAATATTTACCCGATTTAAACAGCTTAAGTGGTGAAGTAAAATAACTCTCTATGTCGTTTAGTTCCATTGCACCGTCAAACCATTTTTCTCTATTTTTGTAAATAAATGTTTGGCAATGATTCTCTAAATTTTCCATCCATCGAATAAAGTTCTCGTTTTCGTTTGTAAACATAAGATCGCATGAAAACTTTTTACCGGATTTAGTAAAACCCTGTTTTGTTTTACATTTAGGAGGCTGGATGTAAAGAGGGCCATTGTTTACTAAAAATCGTATAAAGTAGTTTCCGCCTGAAATTAAACTTGGTTTTGTGAGAACCAATTTATCAAAATCAAATGAATCGTTTGTGTCATAGATTTCGATCGACATTAACTTTATAGTTTCTAGACAAAAATCCTTGGATTAACAGACGAATTATAAGGGGAACGTAGTTACCCTCTGGTCCCTCCTTTTTTTATAAAATTGCACATTTTACACCTTTTCTTATTAGTTCTAAATATCCAAATAAGGAGGGGGTAAGGGGGAACGTAGTTCCCCCTAAAATACGTTTACAAAGCAAGTTAATTTTATGACAAATTTTTATGAAAAGTATAAGAGATACATGTATAGAATTTTTACAAAATGAAGATATTCGTAAGGACGTAAAAGAGGTTATGAAACCATTAGCAAATATTGTTTACAATGAAATTTATTTATATTTGTGGTTATTGTGTTTCTATAATTTGTTTTTGTTTTTTATAATTTTAGCAATATTATTTCTGTTGCTGAGAATCAACCATCAATCAAAATTACTTTAATTACTTTAGTAAAAAATTTCAATTCGATTAAAATAAAATATAAATAAAATATATAATGCCAAGAGGTAGACAATCAAGAAGAAGATCTTCCAGAAGAATGATGGGTGGTCAGGGTGATGAGTCATGGGCCAGATCCGTTTACGGAGACATGGGTCAACAAAAGGCTGGTCAAGGAAACGTAATTGCTATGAATCCCAATCCCCAAAGAGGTGGTAATGCTCCTGGTGCTGTTGTAGTACCAACTGTTGGTGGAGGTGCTGCTGTAGTCCCCACAATGCCTATGAATGGCGGTGAACATCCTCAAGGGATGAAACTCGGCGGTAATGCAGATAAAAATATGAGTTATGGTGGTGCCGACGAGGAGATTCCCGAACAAATTGGTGGAGAAGAACCACCAATGATCGTTGAGAACGGAGGTGGAGGAATCATTACTGATGTAGCCGTTCCTGCTGTATTGTTATATGCTAGAGACTCAATACGCAAGAGAAGATTTGTTGGAATGCCCAATATGTCTGTGAGAAATTCTGGCAATCGCAGAAAGTTTAGACGCGGAAGCAGAAAGTTTAGACGTGGAAGCCGCAAAGGTCGCCGTTAAAGTATTATAAATATTTATAGTTCAAATATAAATATTTCATGACCAATCTATATTTAATAGTAAGTGCTTTGATGTATCCGTATTCTCAGCACTCATCCATATTTTACTATCAACAAAAATCTCTTGCAAATGTGAAATTAATGTTTGAAAATAGCTTTCATTATAGTTGGTGTATTCAATATATTTTTTAGAAAGCATTTTTTTCCCATATTTGTTTTGTTCTATAATCGACATTATGATTGAATTTTTTTCTTCTTCTAATAATTGTAATAACCTTAATCTTTCTGACTCCAAATGTTCTTTATACATATCTTCAAGATCACTTTTTGATATTTTCATATTTTTATCTTATAAAAATGGTTTTTATTTTTTATATTGGTTTAGTTAGTTTTTTCATAACCTAATTATATATAATGGAGAATGAATTGATAATAAATCCTAAAACACTATTTGTGGAAGATGTTCGAAAATGGGCAATGATAGAAAGTCAACTTAAAATTGTAAATGAAAAAACCAGAAAAATGAGAAATATGAAAAACGAATTATCTGAGAAAATATGCAAATATATTGTTGATAATAAAGTATCAGATAATAAAGTAAAAATAAGTGATGGTGAAATCAGGGTTTATGATAAAAAAGAATATTCACCATTAACATTCGGATACATAGAAAAATCATTAAGCAATTTGATTTCGGATAAAGAAAAAGTGGAGTATATTGTTGCTTATTTAAAAGAAAATCGTGAAATAACTACTAGTCCAGATATAAAGAGAACCTACAATAATTAAATCATATATATTTATATAGAATGGAAAAACTAACGGGACAAACTATAAGTGATTATGAATTTATTAAAAATTCTAATAATAAAATTACATCAGCAGTCTATCCTATGAGAGAACATTTAAAAAATGAAAATCATAAAAGAGCCATTTTGGGCGGATCTTCATTAGTTATAGAAACTGGAATGACAAGATTTGATGAGTTAGGTGTTCCTGTAGGGCTGTATTTAGAAGAAAAACATATTACAATTGAAAATAACACAAAACGTGAAACAAAAAATGAAATTATTGATGATGTGTTATTCGAAAAATTATTGGGAATGGCATCTAGTGTAAAAGAAAAAACGAATTCATCGAGTAAAAAAAACGTGCCTCACAATACAAACAAAAAAACAAAAAGGAAACACAACTAATCAAAAGAGTGGGAAAACCTTGATATTACATTTACTAAACCAAAAAACTAACTCAGAAAAAGAACTTATTCGATTAGCTATGAAATAATTACATTTTGATAACAAAAGAATTTTAATTATTGCAAATTGTAAATCGTTGATTGATTCTTCTTTAGATAAAATAATCAATTTCACATCATTATAGTGTTTAAAAAATTCTAAATATTCATTGATATAATTGTTGTTGTCAATCGAAAGTAAAACGTTCTTTATTTTCTTATTATTTTCTAATAATTCTACAATTTTTTGTTTGTAAACATTAAAATCATATGGGCGATTAATGTTGTTTTCATGACTAGCTTTCCATGTTCTAACTGAAATAGCAAGGTTTTCATTTTTGTTATCTATCATTAAGGATTGATAATCATTTAGTTTATTGTAAACAATTTCTTTAAAAACTATTTTATCTATACTATTGAAAATACGCATTTTTAACGATTCACTTAATCTATTTGGGTCATAGTTGCAATCTATTAACTTTTTATCTGAGAAATAGTGATTTAGGTTTTCGTTATGACAACGATTCATCTCTTGGCATTCGTTGTAGATGTTTTCTTGCATATCTTCTTCTTCCTTTTTAACTAACAATCTATTTGTTGCAAAATATTCTAGTTTCTTTTCACTATTGTTTTTAAATATAAATTTATCATCTAAAATAGTATCATAAACTCCGTACATATAATTATGATTACAATCAATGACAACATCATCTTGGATTGCTAATGCTGAGATTAACCCTTTTATAACGTTTCCTATACCATCAATGTAAGATTTTCCAATAACCAATTGGTAACCCTCATTGTCCATTATAATATATATATATATATATGAATTGTATATTTTTTAAATAATTTTGAATAAAAAATATATATTTTATTAATTTTCAGACCAGGTTTTTTGGTTATATGAATTAATCTGTAATAATTTATCCTTGTTATCCTTCCAAAATTTTACCTTTTCATCTAATTCAGCATCTTCAGGTTTTTTTGGTTGAATTACTTGTTGTTGATTTGCTTTCATTCTTGCTAAGTCGGCATCGGTTGGATTTGGTTTCTTACCATAACAATTCACACCAAACTTGATGTATGGGTTTGCAAAATACCCGCCATTAATACCTGGTCGCCCGCAGTTATTCTTTTTCTTCGGATCATTTTGTAAATTTTTCCAAGTAGATTTTTGAGTAGGGAAAAAGGCCATTTGTCCATCAGACCATCCATAATTACACCATTCTGCTCCATGATTATAAGCCTCTTCTAACTGATCATAATTTGCTAATTTAGCACCATACACAGAGCATATTGATTGTGCATCATCATATGTATATAGATTATTTGATATATTAAATACCTCATTTTTTTGTACAGGAACTGAGCCAACAAAAGGATTTCCGGAGACTACTGTATTTCCTCCAACTACAGGATTTTTATCGATTTGAGGTGGTACAACTGGAGGCGGTTGTAGAGGCTTTGAAGCACTAGCAATAGTATTTCCAGTTGTAACGGTATTTACTTTGGCCACTGTATTACCTACAACTATAGTTTTTTCATATTTGCCTTTGTCCGGTAATGTTGACCAATTGAACAACTTATAAACTATGTCGGTGAGAGAAATGCCAAGTACATATTTGAAGAAATCTGCGAATAATATGATAACCAACAAAACCCAAACTACAGTTTCAATAATAGAAACAATAAACGGCTTAGTTTCTCTACTCATGGGAACACTAAACAAATAAAGTACAAAATACAAAATTAGAATAAAAAACAACAATGAAACGATAGAAATAGGATCGTCTATAAAGTATTTCAAAATAAGGAAATTGTTTTCTAATATTTTATTTCTATCTTTTTCATTATAAGATGAATAAATTGAAACAACTAATATGACAAAGAAGAACAATGTTAATATATCAATTGTTCGGCTTAACCGTAGTTGATAATTAGAATAATCTTCATCCTTATTAAAGAAAATTTTTAAAATGATATACGCAACTAGATATATTGCTAAAAACCAAAATACAAATGTTATATTTGATTTATTAAAAACAGAATAAAATATATCGGATTGAAGCTTTCCGTTATCATTTTTTTGACCAAAAATATATTCATCCTCTAAATAAGCGTTACCATGATATGTTTTTTTGGATTCAATATTTCCATTCACACTATAACCTGGTGGAATAGAATTTGAAGAACTATTCAAAACATAACCATTTCTTTGTTGATTATTTACAACATTTATTTTTTCACCAGTATTAGACATAATTTTTAATATATTATATTAAGTTATTTTTTTTACGATAGAATAAACAGTATGCCATAGGAGTTATAATGGTTTTTGGATCTTCTATTATATCTATATTACGATCATTACAATGATACCAATCATTTTCAGAATTACGAATAAAAGCAGTATAGTGCCCACCCATTACTCCACCCATGTGATTACAAACACCATACAAATCATATTTAAAGGTTTCTTTACTATACCCACAAACATAGTTTGACAAATCCAAATTTTCTAAAGGAAAATCGATGAGCGAATTTAATTTTTGTTGACCATCCGGGCTAAACCTTTTTAATGTTATCACAAGTATTTTGGGAAAACTCCAGAAAGATATTTTCTTCTTAATGTCCTCTTTTTTACTAGTTTTTTCATTAAACCATGCATTCTCTCCCTCAAGAATCTCGGGTTTTACGTAAAGATTAAAACAATCATACAGATTACTTGCTAAGAAATTCGGCTCTAATATAGGGAGATCTAAAATAAAATAACTCTCCGGCTTTATAACATGTTGTATTTTATCATCCATTGACTTTATTTCGGATACGTAAATTCCATAAAAAAGATCCATTATTTCTGAGTATTCTTTTGAATAAATTGTTTTCAACATAGTATAACATTGAATTGCTACATTGTCCTTACTATTTTCAGGATTTCCAGTAATTTTAATATTTATACTTCTCGAAATACTGTTGTGGAGACAATCCATAAAAAATAGTAAAAATTCTGACATATCGTTTTGTACCCATCCTGTGAATATATCGCGATCTTTAATAGTTGCTATTTTGTGAATATTATGCACAAACTTATTTGGACTAACTATTCCATTTCCACTCCACATTACGTTTCTCAAATCATTCCATTCATTAACTATATTAGAATCGGGCAAATCATTTTTTAAATGAATCTTGTATTTGTCTGAATCTAAAAAATGATTTAATTCGTAAGTATGGTTCAATACCTGCATACAAGCGTTTAGAAAACATGTGTTTCCTAGGTTCTCTAATCCTATCTTTCCTTTGTTTTTATATTTTGAAAAATCCATAATTTAAATCTACTGTATTTTAATATATAGACATATCTTTATATTATTGAAATAATATGGATAGTTATTTTTCAGAAATACAGCAAGAGATAGAAAGAGTTATGCAAAATATGAATAGAGAACGTGGAAACAATTCTAGATCTAGATCAGCGAATCCAACTAGAAATGCAACTCCATCATCTAACGGGGGTAATAGCGAATTCTTATCCCTTTTAAGGGAACTGTTGTATGTTTATAATAACAATATAAGAGATTACCAAGACAATACTCGCATGATGTTACAGGCAATTTTATTAATAATTACAAATAATAATAATCAGCAACAACAACAACAACAACAACAGCAAAATCCGTTTAGAAGAAGCGCAAATAGATGGAATTCTAGAGAACTTGACAATTTTATATATTACATGATTTATCCAACTGGGACAATTCCACCGGTTAATACTCCACTACAAGAAAATGTTGTAGTTGCTCCTACCCAACAGCAAATAGATGCGGCAACAATAAATTACAATTTTCATTTAGAATCGGCACAAAGCAATACTACTTGTCCAATTACTTTGGAGGAATTTTCAGATAACGATCCAGTTTGTAGAATTAGACATTGTGGTCATACGTTTCGTCATTCTGCTATTCAAAACTGGTTTCGAAGCAATGTTCGCTGTCCGGTATGTAGATTTGATATAAGAGATCACATTGAAAATAATAGTCAACTGCCAGAAAATAATAACACTAACTCCGTTTTGCAAGATAGAATTAGAGAATTGATCGGCGAATATATCAACATGGATAATTCTCAAAATCAGTTTTTTTCATTCGATTTACCACCTTTTTTAGTTCAAGATTCTTCCTTTAATTTTATTCATCAGGTATAAAAAGATATAAATAAAAAAAAGGTATTTTTCTCATAATGGATAAAAAAGTACAGGTTTATATAGAAATTGAAAAAGGTTCTAACATTAAATATGAATTAAATAAGGAAACTAACAAATTGGAAGTAGATCGCATTTTACCTGATCCTTATTATTATCCATACAGCTATGGGTTCATTACAAATACACTAGCAATGGATGAAGATGAATTAGATGCACTTATTATAACGGAAAAAAATCTGGAGAAAGATAAAATTTATGATGTGCACATAGTCGGTGTGTTAATTATGAGTGATGAAAAGGGATTAGATGAAAAAGTTCTCTGTGTTCTAGAAGAAGATTATGGGATTATAAAGGATTTGGAAGATTTGTCTCAAGAAACGCGTGATAACATTCATTGGTTTTTTTCAAATTACAAAAGTAATACTCCCGGAAAATGGTCAAAAGTTGACAGATTTGACAGTAAAGAGAAAGCTATTTCAATATACAATAAATCATGTTTTTTATAAGGCATTGAAGAGGTAAAACAATGTACATTATAAATTAAAATATAAGTTTAATTTATAAATGCGTTATAATATCGTATTTAAGCTTAACGTTAGACAGCCAAAATTTTTACAAAATACTCCCTCTGTACCTACAGCTAAAACATTTAAGGCTCCTTATACATACGTTCATCCTGACGCAATTAATTCAAGCATAAATCCTACATTTCCTCCTCAGAATTTTAATGGCACTCAATTACTTAATTTGTATAATGTTTTACCTGTACCAGTTAGCACTGGTAAAAGACAGGTTAAAATAGCTGTTATTATTGCATATACTTATACTGGCCTTTTAGCTGACCTGAAAATATATTGGCAAAATCCTATTAATTTTGGGCCGGAATCCACACCACCAAAGGTAATCGTATATACAATGCCAGGTGCAACTTTTAATTCTGGTTGGGCACAAGAAGAATGTTTAGATTTACAGATGATATGCACTATGAATCCCAATGCGGCTATTTATGTTGTAGAAGCTAAATCTGACAAGGTTACTGATTTAATGGCTGCTATTAACTATGCGAATACAACAATACAGCCTGATGTTATTTCTATGTCATGGGGTATAGATGATTCTACTAGTTTGTCACCCTACAATAGTAATTTTAATAATCCCAATATAAGTTATTGTGCAGCTAGTGGTGATGCAAACAACGTATCTTGGCCGTCCGTTTTAAGTAACTGTATTTCTGTAGGTGGAAGTACTTTAATTTGGACTCCACAATCATCAAATCCTAGAACTGAATATACATGGAATGGCGCAGGATGTGGATATGCTGCGTCAGTTGCTCAACCAAGCTATCAACTAGGAATTACTAATATAAATCACGTAAAACGTGCTGTTCCAGATTTATGCATGGTAGGAAATCAAAATACAGGAGTGTATGTAGTTTACAAAGGTCAGTGGTATTCTTTTGGTGGAACTTCAGTTTCTACGCCTCTTTTTGCTGGTATTTTATCTTTAGCTAATCAACAACGTTTTAACGTAGGAAAATCTGCGTTGACAACTGTATATTCAACTAGTGCTACTCAACCAACAAGTTCTATCTATGTACCTCCATCGAATAATGTTCAACAATTCTTGTACAAAACAATTTACCCGTCTAACAAATACAAAAACGATTTCTATGATGTTACAATAGGATCGGATCAAGGTTCTGTAGCTGGGAATTCTGCAATTTTAACGACATACATTGCAGGTACAGGTTTTGATTTAACAACTGGTTTAGGTTCTCCAAACTGTTCTAATTTATGTAATGATTTAGCTACTATTTAAAAATAATTATAATTGTACGTTAGTTAATACCTTTTTTATCATAAATATATAATAGAAATAAAAATAGTAGACATGTTTTATTACATATTTTCTTTCATACTTATACTTATTATTTTGTTTTTTTTCATACATGCAGGAAAAATTATTTATGTCATGGAGCGACAGGGAATGGCGCGCGAAGATTCGCAATACAATCATCCAAAAGTTATAAATGATTTTATAACTATAAAGCAAAATAATGAAATATTAGAATTTGCAAAACCACGTTTTAAAGATAGTTTAATAGGAGGTGGTTCAGTACACCAAAAAGATTTATCTGTCCGTAATAGTCAAACGGCTTGGGTTTCGCGAGACAATAAAACAGCCAAGGAAATTATAACAAAGGTATGTGATATGTATAATTTACCATTTGAGAACGCTGAAGATTTGCAAGTAGTCAAATATGAAAAAGGAAATTATTATAAAGAACATCATGATAGTTTTCCATATTATGAACCAGATTTCTTGTCTCAGGGTGGACATAGAGTTGTAACTGCTTTAATTTATTTGAATGATGATTTTGAAGAAGGTGAAACCAGATTTGTAGCTTTAGATAAAAATATAAAACCACAAAAGAATGGTGCTATTCTTTTTCATCCATTAGATGCTGATAATAAAAAGTGCCATCCTAAAGCATTGCATGCTGGTTTACCAATAAAATCAGGAACAAAATATGTTGCGAATGTATGGATAAGAGAAGGGCCTTTCAAGTATGATGTAGACAGAAGTACTTATGATTTTTATTTTAATGATAAGCTTCTCTATTTACACAGATTGTTATATTATACTTTTTATAGAAATAAATAATTACGTTTGATGTAATAAAGTTAATTACTACATTATATTAATGGAGAACGATAATACATATACTTATCTAACACATTTTGGTAAAATAACACTTTATCAAAACGAATTATTTATTGGAACAAGTTTTAGAAATAATCAATACTGGGATGAAGATACGCTTTGGAAATTAAAAGAATACATAGATCCTAATCGAAATATGTTGGAAATAGGTGGACATTGTGGAACAAGTAGTGTTGTGTATGCATCTTTTTTAAACCCTGGTAGCAGAATATATGTTTATGAACCCCAAAAAAAACTGTACGATTTGCTAGTTAGAAATGTGAATCAGAACAATTTACAAGATAAAATAACACCACACAATTCTGGTGTCTTTTGTTTTAATGGCGAATCTACAATGCATGATACTGATTTAGATGGATGGGGTGGAAACGTCGCGAAAAGATATGATGAGGAGATAAATGATGGTTGTAATTTTGGAGGTATAGGATTAGGTTTAAATGGAGAAACAATAAAATTAACTACAATTGATGATATGGGATTAGATAATATTGGGTTTATACATTGTGATGCACAAGGATCTGAGAACTTTATATTCGCAAAAGGATTAGAAACTATAAAGAAAAGTCGTCCAGTAGTTTATTATGAAAATATTCAGTTTGAAAAAGGACATGCGGCAACTGTTATGTTTAAAAATATATGTGACACCTATCCCGAATACAGTAAAGAAAGTCAATTTGATATCAAAAAATATTGTATGGAGGAATTAGGGTATTCAGAATGCATTGATCGATTTAATGATGGGATAGATACTTTGTTGATTCCCTAAGGGGAACCTAGGTTCCCCTTTGACCCCTCCTAAAACCATATTTATAGTATTTTTATTATTTTATAGTTACAAATAATAAAAATTAACGTCCCACTTCAGTAATCTTTAACCAAGTGGAAGTATCGTAGTTAACGTTTACAATATCACTACTTAAAATAGCGAATGATATGGTTTTTGTAACATCATTTGTATTTGTATATCTTGAACTAATGGGTAATGCTGTACTTCCTCTAATTACTCCAGAACCTTGATTTGCATTGCCATTTAAAAATATTACTTGTGAGTATCCTATTTCTTGATTATTTACACTAAGATTCATATAACATCCATCATTAGCACCGTTACTGTTACCTAGTACTGTAAAAACAGAAAAAAACTCAATTATTAAATAAGAAGTGTCATAGGATGGGGTGTAAGAATAGTTAAATAGCTTCTGGTACTGAGTACTATTTGGAACACTTGCTGGATTTCCTGTATATAAATAGGAAAACCCAACATCCCCAGCACGAACCATAATCATATTTATTATCTGACCAGGTAAAAAAGTTTTCGCAAGAATGTAGCCATTAGAATTAATATTACCATCTACTTGCTCATCACCTTTAACTAATAAATCGCCGTCAACCTCTTCATCCCCCTTGACTAATAAATTACCATCAATTTCTCCGTTCCCTTTAACTAACAAATTACCATCGATAGTTGAATTTCCACGAATTTCTTCATTTCCAGAAACAACAAAGTTTCTGTAAACATACAAATCTTGATTACGCATAACAGGCAGAGCAAATTCTGCTAAACGGTTATTCATGTACGTAATACGATTTGTCACTTTTCGATCTACAAGAGCACGCATAGACAAAGACATGATTAAAAAATCTTTATATATTACTCTAATATTTTTTTTATACATTCTTACAAATGGGAGGGGTTAAAGGGGAACTGGTCGGTTCACCTTAAAGAAGGCATCGATCTTTTGGATATTATTTTTCTCATTGTAAATCTTTTCTAAAATCTTATCAAACAATAGGGCTTTTACTTTTGTCGCACAGAATTTCTCTTTCTTCTTCATAAATATCTCTAAATCAGGGAAGTCATCCTCCAATTTCCTTATTTCTTTCTGATAATCTTTAATTGCGGTCATCTTACCTTGCGCTCTCCATATTTTTTCAACTTCAAGACCAAACAATTGGAGCAATGGTTTCATAAGTTGATTCGTAATATAATGCGTATAATCTATCTGTAATTTATTTTCCACAATAAATTCTGGTGTTTCAATCTTATCTCCTTGCAATGCCTTTTTCTCGTCATTCACAACAAACACGAATTTAATACGATCACCTGATTTAGGTTTATTTCCAGGATCTCTTTTACCAATACGCTGAGCCAACACATTATGTCCAATCTGATCAGGATTCTTATAATCACTACGCAGTGCCTTTGTGATCGCCAATTTTTCCATACTTACTTTACCAGTAATAAGTTCTTTTAGACAATGATCCAAATGTTTTATAGCAGAACCCATGTCTGTGTTTTTCATCAATATATCCAAAACTCCACCATAAACATCCTTCATAAAATCACATGAATCACGACGCTTTAATGGAAGACCCATGTACTTCAACTTACCTTTATTAGGATCTTCCTCATAAAGCATACCAACATAACGTTTCTTAGAAAGCAAGATGAATGGCATAAGGGTTTTTTCATAAGAGAGTTCCATGGGCGCTTTTAGCCATTGGGTACAAAGTTTCGCTGCGTCTTGTGCAAGTTCAATTGTCATAGCAAGAGCCGGTTTACCAACTATCTTTTCACCAGTATCAGGTTTCTCCAGATTAAATGTAAAGAATACTGAATCAGTATCACCATAAATATACTCTGCCTTGGTTCTTACAGTTTCACCATTCGTCAATGTATAAAGTCGGTTTCCATAAACCTCTTCAACAATACGCTTCGCATAAATAATCATTGCACGTCCAGTCGCAGTTGTCGAAGCAGCAACATTTTTCTCATAGAAAGCAGATGTCCTAGAACCACATTGTCCATACAATGAATTAGCTGTAATTTTGTAGGCTAATTGCCTCTTATCCAAAATGTTTTGCATGAATGGATCTTTTTCAGTCTTAATTAGTTTACGGGTATCTGATCTTGCTTTCAACAGTTCTTCCAGAATCGAAGGCAAGATCGATTTCTTATTATTGGGTAACTGTGCCCAACGGCATACTATTTTTCCAACCTTGGTTTTCTTAGCTTGAGCACTACCAATCTTAATATATTTGAAATTGTCAAATGCTACATCAATATACTGATACTCAGGCAAGTTATCATAAATATACTTTCCTGTCTTATCTCTATCACCCTTTTCCCTTATCAAATTATTATCCAAATCATACTCTTTTGACCATACCAAACTATCATGTGAGTAGTTTTGACTGATCATTGAAGATGGATACAGAGATGAATAATCTACACAAGCAACTGGATTATCAATATACATTGCACATTTTGGAGGTAACACAATAGCACCCTCATAACGATCAAAGTCATTCGATTTTTCTAGATCCGGCATAAGAGTATTATTTTCACGGCATTTCTTAGCTACGAAACTCATCAATTTAACACCTTGACCACGGAAAATGAGAAAGCTAATAGGAACACAACAAATATTCGCCATCTCAGAATATCCAGTAATAGAATCTATTTTATTCATCAAATGATGAACTAGGTTACAATCCTGAATACAATATTTTGCAACTATTGCTCTGTCTGCTGCAGAACCATTAGCTAGCCGGAAAATGTCCTTGGGGGAAACATCATCCTTTGCCATACCCCACTTCAAAGATTTACCTTTTTCAAAGTGTTCATGACCACGAATAACCAAAACATTATATTTTACAGTTTTTTCACTACCTTTTACCATTTCTACAATCTCCTTACCACGATAAATATCCGCGATTCTGAATTTCTGACCTTTCTTATGATACTCGGATGTATAACCAGAGAGTTCAATGTGTATGAAATCATTGATATTTATGCCCATCAAATTTTGACTATAAAGTTCCGTTACTTCACCAAAATCAGGATGTACAACGTGCTCTACTCTCTTAATGTCGTCACTAATAAATATACCAGCAACATCGTCTAGTTTATAGGATGACAGGATAAATTCTCTGCGAAAACTAGCATACATATCTACCTGCAATCTTCCAGTCATCTTAAAATATCGCAATTCATATTCTCCACTAGCTATCTGCATTTTAGTTGTTTCGATGTCGTACTGCCCTGGACAATCGCGCTTAGGTTTCGCTGCCATTTCACCAACTTTTCTTGAAAGCATCATGAAATCATGAACACATTCATTCTCTTCAGCACGTCGAAAGAGAAACTCATAATCAAATCCGAAAATGTTATAACCAATAATGATGTCTGGATTTTCATTTTGAATAAGCTCTGCCCAAATCGTTAGAAGTTTCGCCTCATTATCAACAGATTCAATGACTGCTCCTTCTACTGGATCGCATGATCCTAGAACAATACAGTGATTCATGTAGGGCTCCAAATCACCATATCGCAAGAACGTGGATCCGATAAAAGTTACTTTATCACCTTCTAATCTTGGAAATAGACGGGTCAACACATCATTTAGTATTTGAATTTTTTCATCACGACTGGATTTAGATACAATCAAAATATCAAGAATCTTAGTTGTATTAGATTCCGCCTTTTTTACTTTGACATATTGAGGTTTCGTTAAACCATCTCCATCTTCATCCACGTCATTGTCATTACCAGATTCATCGTTTCTTTCGATTTCATCAGAGGCATTTTCACTTACTTGGTTATTTTGATTCGCGTTCATAGCTTCAAACATGTCATCGATTCTCAAAAGCATCGAATTGTCCTCATCTTTATTTGCGACCTTCGCTTGTTCAATACTATTTTCAATTAAGATTTTTACAAGTTGTGCTACTCGTTGTTTAGTAGGCGCAATCTTAGGATACACAACATCTACATCTTGAAAGGAATCGTAACCAAAGGCAGTTAATATTATCTTTTGCAGAAGTAGTTTTCCCTTTGCTTCATCCAAATTTGGTTGTTTAATAAAGGTATCCACGATGTTTACCGCAAGCCGCTTGTATGTCTTCACAGGAATAGGAAAGTCACCATGACTACTACTTGCCTCAATATCAAAACTACAAATCTTGAATGGGACACGATCAATTTTGGTAGGTTCCGGTGTGATAGCTGACAAAGGACAAATATATTCAAAATTACACGTAGTTGTCTGCACAGCTGGTCTAATAATCTTATTTAAATAGAAAGATATCCAACCGCTAGGACTCACATTGTTTACATGGAAATAACGTAGTAATGGCGGGATATTTCCACTCTCGTAGAGTTCCAATGAAACTCCTAAAAAGATATACTTTTTCTTCCTTCTCTCTTGAACAGTTGGATCAATTCTACTTTCTACGTATTCATACCATAGATTCTTTACTACATTCATTACTTCTGTATTTTTAAAAGTTAATTGAACAAATTTATCCTTTTTCCCAGCAGTAAATCCGTAAAGCTTATTATATTCAACTATTTCGGCTGAAATAATAGATTCATCATAATTTTTTCGTTTACTTATTTTCTTCTTGATGTCCGAAAGAAGTTGTGCAACCTGGGAATTCGTCCAACTTTGACCAACTCGAATAAAGAAGAATGGCTGGAAATCTCTAATATAAATGCAGCATGTCTCACCAGATTCATTTACACCAAACATTTGAATAACAAAGACCTTATCATCCTTTCTTTGTCTAGGCTTATGAAAGTCACGCACATCATTATCCGAATCAGATGTAGATTCTTCACTAGTGTTTACCTCATCGTAAGCATTAAAATCAAACAGTCGAAAATACTTCTTAATCATGGGTTTCTTTGCTGCTACTTTCTTGCCAGATTCCATTTTAATAATAAGTATTGTTGTGTTTATTTAGTTTGAATTAAATAAAAGGAATCTTATTTAATTCAATTTTTCGATTTTTTAATATCGAATTTGGTGATCCAATCTCGCTGATTTTATACCGGTATCAGTTCTACGTCTTCTTTTTGAAAAATTGTATCTCCTTCCACCTATTGTTTTATTGCCACTACCAAAAAAACCTCCCATTTGCTCACTTGTTCTTTCTCCTTGATAGTATTCAAGATTACCACCTTTTACCTTAAAAATAGTAGGATATCCATTAGCTGCAAGTTTTCCGTTTCTTATTTTTTTGTTTATTTTATTAATTTTGATATCTTTTAATTTGTCACTTTCTTCAATCTCATGAAATTGATATTTGTCTTTGTTCATATTACTTTTCATTCTTTGCCATTCAGGTTTTAATGCCTGACAATGTCCGCACCAATTAGCATAAATAAGGCCTACCATAATAGTGCCTTTACCTTGACCGTTATGCAAATTTTTTTTTGTTTTATTGTGATGATTTATTGTTTTTCTAGTATAACGTGCCATTATATTCTATTAGTAGATATTGTTTTATCTAAATAGATTGAAAATTCTTTTTCCTAGTTATTATATATATCAGTTTATCCTATATGAAAAACAGTAGATTATTATTTTTCTTGTTTTTAATAATTGTTTTTTTAGCAGGATTATATTGGATCTTTTATTCGAATGTAAGTAGATGTAGTGTTGAAACATTAAAAGACAAACATGAGATAGCTAAAAAAGATCATGAAAATAAAGAGAAAAAAGATGATACCAACAATTGCCCGGATATGCTAATCCAAAAAGGTAACATTTTATTGCTATACAATTCTAAAAAACCCAAGGACGAAACCAATCCAATTCCATTTTACAATTTAGATGAATATATTTATTATTTAGACGCACAAAGAAAATTAGGAAACAATTGTCCGGTTCTTTATTTAAAACAAGAAACGAACACGCAAGGTAAAGATGTTTATAGAATAAGACCAAGTCCTTTTGATTTACAAGGAGGGTTACCAGCTACAACCAATGAGTACAAAAAATACGTACCACCTTCACCTATAATGACTGATATAAACAGTATGTCTTTATCTGCGCAACAACCATTAAACAGTGATGCTATTCAAATAAAAGACGCATCTAGAGAAAATCCACCATACAATCAGGCAGATTATGCAAGTTTCGATCCACAGGGCTTGTACATAGGCAAATTTACAAATTTGGACGAAATACATGAATCAACCAAAAATGCTCAATTTAGTGATAATCCAATGGATCCGAATTGGGGTGGTGTTGAATACACACAAAGTATGATCGATATAGGTAAATATGAGGAGAATAATATAACTAAACCAATGCTTTTTCAACCTAGAACTGCTTTTATACCAATTGACACTGGTAATGGTAAACCACAACCACTAGATGTCATATAAGGTCAGGGAACATGTAGTTCTTCTTTTTGTAAGAGGAATTTTTGTATATTTTCGATCGATGTCTTATTTATCTTACGGGCTTTACCTTTTGATTCACAAGTGACACCATCCAAGCATTGGGGATTTTTTTGTAACTCTTCAATAAGTTTCGGAAATGTACCATATTGTTTCATAATCGCTATTGCGGTTATAGAACTTATACCTGGTATTTGGCACAAAATAATTTCACCTATATTTTCTGGGGTGACATTATCTTTCTTCACCTTCTTTACAAAGTTACAATAATTAGCTGGTTCTGATTCAACCGGATTATTACTGTCGACCGGATCTGTACTAGTCAATGTAAAACTATTAAATTTATTCGTTAAATTTGGATCGTGATTTGGTAAAAACAACTGACTTTTTCCTTCTACTTTACGAAACATCTGTATGAAAGGTGTGCTAAAATAATAAGGAATCTTATTTTTCTCGAACTCTCTATCTAGTTTATCTGCCATGTAAAGAATCCATTCAGCACTCTCCTGAGCTGAAGATGATCTGTACAAACTAAATCCCTTAAAAAATTGCAAAGTTGTCATAGATGAATAAATCATACGCTTATCCTTTGGGTTCGCTACTTGTGAAAAGATGCCCTCTAACAGATAAAAAATAGAATGTGGTGGTAAATTACTTGTATTTAAAAGACGATGTGATTGTTCTTCATAACGTCCATCTTTAATTGAGGATAACAAGTCAGAAAATGATTTCCGTTCGATAAGTAAAATATCCTGAGCGTCATCAGATTGAAATAAAATATCTCCTATTTTCAATTCTTCTTTTACCAATTGGATATTAAACGGAACAGTCTGTTTGCAAAGCATATCCTGGCATTTTTCATACAGTCCATGTTCTCTTTTATCAATAATAATTCTCATAAATAATATAATGTTAGGGAAAACATTATATTGTTTCAATAAATAACTTAATTATACATTTAGCGTGTGCCACGGCAGTGGAAATAAGTATTGGGGGAGTTGCCCATGATTGAGCTAATAGGGCGGGATTGGCAAACATTGGGGTTAACAGTGTACTGGAGGCACTTTAAGTTAGCGCAGAATGGTTTACCATCAACCTCCTTGGTTGGGTTGCATGCATTAATGTAGGTAGAAACCCAATGGTCGCGGCCTACTTGATGAGCAAATCCGGCTTTTTTAGCTCCACCACCTTGAGCTTGGGTAGTGTATACGTTGCTACCCATAGATGAACGATTTGATGAACGAAAAGCTTTAGCAGGAGCAGGCATATCTGGATATATATTTACTAAATATTTTTTTTACAAATCGCCATTTATTCTTAAATTAATTTACCAAAATGATTTAGAAAATTGATTCACTAATATATTAGTTCAATATTCATTTTATTTTAGAAATAACATGAATATGGATGGAGATATACGTATTGAAAATGGTGCAAACGGCTCGGAGATTTATATTTTTGATCCTTATAATCCCCTAAATAAACCCATTTCAGAATATAATATTACACAAATGCTGAAAAATTATGGTCTGGACATTGAAATAAACAACTTCGAGATTTATAAACGAGCTTTTATTCATCGATCTTATACTAGGAGACCTAATATTGAAAATGAGCAAAACAATATAACTATAACACCTAAACCGGACGATTGTTTGCCGTTGTATACAAAATCAAATGAAAGATTGGAATTTGTAGGTGATGGTGTATTGGAGTGTATTACTAAATATTATTTATACCGCAGATTTCCTAAGGAGAATGAGGGATTTATGACGGAGAAAAAAATTGCGTTAGTTAAAAACGAGGCGATTGGTAAAATTGCTTATGAAATGGGACTGCATAAATGGTTTATATTGTCTAAGCATGCTGAGACAAAACAGACACGAACAAATCTAAAGAAACTAGGTTGTCTTTTTGAATCATTCATTGGTGCAATATTTTTAGATTCAAATAAAACGAAGATAAAGGATGAAGATGGGTGGTTTGAAAGTGTATTTTCAACTGGGCCCGGTTTCCAAATGGTGCAAATATTTGTCGAAAATGTATTTGAAGAGCACGTTGATTGGATAAATCTGATTAAAAATGATGATAATTTTAAGAATATTTTACAAGTAAAGATACAGAAAGAGTTCAAGGTAACCCCTTATTATATGGAGGTAGAAGAACATAATGTAGATATAGGATATTACATGGGAGTTTATTTGTGTCTAGGTCAACCAACGCATAGCGTTAATCATTCAAAATCTATTCCTCTAACAAATTTTAAATCTTACAATGAGATACATCAACATATGTCAGAGAATGGGAAAATATTCCTATTTATGGGAGAGGGAAAGCATAAGATCAAGAAGAAGGCAGAACAGATAGCATGTGATGAAGCGATTCGGTGTTTAGAAGGATTTTAAATAATAATTTAAAATATACAAATAAAAAATGAGCAAGGTAATATTTTTTTGTCCTGCAGGTAGAGAGCCAGTTTTGAGTATTCAGATTAAATATATTCAAAAACTTTTAGATTTAGATATAGTGCACGAATATCATATATGGAATTTTGCATGGAATACAAACGACAGTAATTACGTAGAATCATTATGCAATTTACATCCCAAAATTATAATAAAATCTTCGCCGTTTATTGGTGGGGATAGAGGAAGTCAAACCGCATCTTTTCAATTCGCATACATGTTTCATGACTATTACAAATATGATGAATACAATGATTATATTTTCATCAAAATAGATGACGATGTAGTTTTTATTGACACGAATAATTTTGAAAAGTTCATTGATTTTAGGTTAAACAGTGATGCTTTTCTTTGTTCGGCAAATGTAATTAACAATGACCAGGGAATTTTTTATTACAAAAATGGATTTGAAATAATTCATAATGATTTTACAAGTAATTACAAAACCATTCTTGAAAATAATTCGAATAAAAATTCATGTCAACATGAATTAGAGGAAAGATTATCTATAAATTTCATTTCATTTTTAGGGAAGGATTTAAAATACATTAATGATGAATTTTCTAATGGAATTGGATCAAATGATGAATGGAGATTATGTAACGTTATACCGAAGAAAATTAATAAAATTAATGAAATATGTTTGTTTATGACAGTAGTACATTATGCATACGGTGGTATAATTGACAAAAAATATTTACCTGATTACGAAAGGATATCCAATTTGTTTCTATAATCCGTGTTCATATTTAGAGTAAAAATCTGTTTTGCAATGGGGTTCTTCACCTGAAATTTCAGAATCTGGTAACGTATATGGTGAAAATGCCATCTTTTGGCAAACGTACGGGAAACCAATTTGATCTTGAGTAGTAAATTTCAATGTTTGTAAATACCAATTGTTTAAAAAATCTGTAACAAATTCATCGTTGTTCAAAAATGCTATAAAACACGTTATCCATACGCCATAATGTAATCGCTCAGGATCTATCTTTTTGAAATAATAATTGTCAAAGCCATCATCAATATATGCATTGTATTGAGCAATCACATCTTGAAACGGTTGTTCTTGATTATTCCAAAACGTGGAACTATATCTCTCCGATTGTCTAGATTCTAATACTTCACCAACTAAAATACCTTTTCTCCATTCGTGATTCCAACCGATAACCTTGTGATCATATATTTTACTAAGAATCCATTCGCTTGTCTTAGGATTTTTGATTTCTATTGTCCCATCTAACCAGATTATAACATCATATTGTTTTAATCTTGGTATATTTTGAAAAGCCTGCTTATAATACTTGGCTTTATTAAAAGAATGATTATTATTGACGAAAGAATTTATGTAATTTCCTGTGTCAATTTTCGATTTGTTTTCTAAATGGTAGGGTGTGGTATCTATTATCCAACCATTACTTATTATCTCTGGGTTATCAGTGAAACATATAAAATCAGTAGGTATAGATTGTTCTATAAACTTTTTACAAGAGGTTTCGTAATTCCCATAGATAGCTGTTATGAAACAAGCCTTAGTATTCATATATTCTAAAACTTGATTTATATTTATTATTATAAACGAAACAATTGTAAAAGTGTGAATGCAGCTATTAAGTTTGTGACCCAAAAATGTTTGTCTGCATATTTAGGAATATGTAAATAATTTATATATGTCTGTCATTTTATCAGCAGATCAAATTACAGAAATAACGAGCTACGTTAATTATTACAGATCTTTAAATCAAGCACCTCCTCTTTCATGGGACACCACAATCCAAAAATTTTCAGATAATTGGTCATATCATTTGTTGGAAACCAACACGTTTCAACATAGTGGTTCAGATCTTTATGGCGAAAATTTAGCTTTTTTTCAAGGTTACGGTAAAGATACAATGGTTCTATTAAAATTAGCTGTAGATGCATGGTATAATGAAATTTCGCTATATGATTTTAAAAAACCAGGGTTTTCATCCGCCACTGGACATTTTACTTGTTTGGTGTGGAAGGCAAGTACAAATTTTTCTATTGGAATTTCTATAGACCCAATTACAAGTGCAGCGGATATTGTCATGAATACTAGTCCTCCGGGAAACGTAGAAGGTCAATATAAAATAAATGTTTTACCGGTAGGTATTAGTCCAAGTCCAAGTCCAAGTCCAAGTCCTGTTCCAGTTCCTAATCCAGTTCCCATTCCTATTCCAGTTCCCAATCCACCTACTCCTCCCATACCTATATCTGAAACAGCAAAAATAATAATGATAATTAATGAACTAAATAATATTAATTTTGCGATACATTCTAGAAAGCCCGTTTATTTTATCGTAAATATGATAAATAATGTAATAAACGAAATATCACAATTAACTACCATTTCCATAGGTAATAATATAATAAGTTCATTAATAGGAATTATAAATACGATTCAAAAACGAAAATACAATCAATTTGCCATTAATTCTATCAACAATATTATTACACAATTACGAATGTACATATAATCTGTAATCACACCAATACTAAATAATGAAACTATCTAGCAAACAAGCAATGTATTATATATATGAAATATAATACTTTGACTATCTTAATTATTATTTTCATAATTTACATACTGTTCTACATGGTCGAATTTGATGAGAACATAGTAGATTCCATTCTGATGCGATCTATTAAAAAAGATGGTTTTTGTGTGTTATACAATCCAATTTATGGAAACAATGAAATAGTATTAAAAGCCGATATATTAAAACAGCTACCTAAAGATTACGTTTTCATCGATTATGTATATAAAATAAATAACGTTTCTCTGTCCACATTTCATAGAGATGTAACATCAAGTCAGAATAATTACAAAACTAATTATCCGGTGTACACAGCTATATTATACAAATACAATGGGGATTTGTTATCATTATGTCCAGCAAGTAATAGAACATACCCATTTGCATGGTCGCATATTTACAATATAACTGGTAACTCAGGAACTGTATTTTTGTTTAATTGTGATCTTTTACATGCTGGTCAAATAAATAATTGCAGAGAACGAGAAGTCATTCAATACAAATTGTGTCACAAATCTGACTTAATTAAGCTAGAACATTTGAAAGGAATAAGAACACATAAAACAGATATTTGTTCTAATTCATTTTACAATCAAGTAATGCGGAAATTATCCTACTATTTTGAATTTCCTATTAATTATATTTTCTATCCAATAATGATAAAGAGAGAAAATACGAATACGATTATTGGATCATTGCAAAGCTTTATTCCACTATCTTATTACAATAATACGTGAATTATTTTTTTGAATTATATTGTGATCTTTTCATCAAAGATTTGGAAAACATCCTTATCGTGACTAATAATGATAATGGATTTCTTATATTTCTTGAACTCCTTTATGATTCCTATTAATTCTGCTTTTAACTCAGGATCAAGAGCATTGGTGGGCTCATCTAAAATTAAAATCTGTGTAGGATTAATAAGGCCACTAATAACATTTACTACCTGGCGTTGTCCACCAGAAATCTTTTCACCTAGTGATCCAGTTTTCTTATTATGAATATCAACATCGCGGTACAACTTGGCAATCTTAGGGTATTTCAAGATTTCATCCATATGACTTTTACATTTATCCAAATCTTTGCAACCATAGAGCATATTATCTACAATAACTTTATCAAATAATTTGGAATTTTGATTCACGTAGGTAACATGCTCACGAATATAATGGGGATCAATCTCTGTAATTTCAACATCATCTATGTAAATATTTCCACTTGCAGGTTTATACATCTTAATTAATAATTTTGCCAAAGTTGACTTTCCATTACCGGATAGACCAGTTATTCCTATTATATTGTTGTCCATATTTATGGTAAGATTAAGATTGTCAAATATATATTTATCTGATTTAGGATAGTTATAACAGATGTTTTCAAATCGAATTGTATCAAAATTTACATTTACAGGTTTATATATTTTTAACTCAGTTATCTCATTGTTACCCAACATCTTCTTGAATTCGTCAATAATATAAACCAAACGTCCAGTAAATTCCAAAATCTCAGGTATTTCATTCAATATATCATTCATCTTATCTCTATAAAATAACAAAATTGTAAAGAATGTTACGAAAATAGTAGAATCCATTCTCTTTTCCATGCATAAATGAATCATATAAGACATACATAAAAACATAATAATATGAACAGCTGTATTCAAAACAAATGAATGTGTGTTCATCAAATGGTAAAAATCAGTAGTCAATTTTATATTGGTATCGGTTTTCTCCTTATAAATGTCCATCTCAGCAAGAGCCTGTCCTCTGTAAACAACTTTATCTATGTTATTTAAAATGTTAATGATGTATTTCTCATTATCATTTACATTGGTTTCTTGTTTGTTTTTAGAATCCAACATCTCATTCCAGAAGAAATAAATGTAAAAAAAGATCATTATATTAGAAATAATAAAGAAAAATCCTAGATTTAGATTTTTGTAAAGGAAATATGCAGCAATCATAGATAAGAATGAAATGGTAGGAATAATTACTAAAAGAGTTGTAGTAAAAATGATGTAACTTGATACAGAAATACGGGTAATAGGTGTAATAAATTCTATGAAATTAACATCGCTGAAGTTCTCATTATTTGTCATTAAAATAATCTTCAAAATCTCACGTTTTACCCATTGAGCCATTTTAGTTAACAACGTATTTTGTAAATAATTAGTAATAGCATAAATAATAATAAATGCAACAGAAATGGCTACAAAATAATAGAAATATTGGTATGTTAAATCAAAATTTCTTTTTTCTATACCTTTAATTACGTTAGCAGTAATGTACGCAATACCATTGATTCTCAAAATATTTTTCAATAAATTAAAGAAAACTACTAACCCTGAATTAATGTACTCTTCAGAAAAAAACTTTTGTAGTAAAAAAAGTATTATGTTCATCTATAAATTCAATATATATTTTTATTCTTCAAAAATATTTATTTTTCATTACATGGTCTAAACTAATGAATTATATGTAAATTAATTTATTAGTAAAGCCATAAACTAATGAATTATATGTAAATTGTAAATTAATTTATTAGTAAAGCCATAAACTAATGAATTATATGTAAATTAATTTATTAGTAAAGCCATAAACTAAGATTGGGTTACTTTGAGGGAATATATTTTATAAGTTTATATATATATTATGGAAAACAAGGAATTACCATCTTTAGTGACACTTGAAACAAAACCAAAATTAACAGAGAAACCTATAGTAAAAATAAATTTCCAGGGTCTAAAACCTAAAGTAGATGAACAAGAAGAAGAGAAGAAATCGGTAGTTAAAATCGTGAATAAAAGAAAGGGAGCAGATTACAGAAAAGCTATTTTTGATAGATTATATGCGAATAAAATTAACACAGGATATGTTTCAGTCGTATCTGAATTAAAGTCTCAAAAACCTATGCCGGTTATTGAAGAAAAAGAAGAAAAGGGTGAGCCTTTAAAAACAGGTAAAAAATTAGTTATTCGAAATGTTGAATTCAAAATTCCTTCCAAAAAGGAGGAGGTTATTGAAGAAGAAGAGGAAGATGAAGAAAAATCTGTAAAACAGGATGAAATTGAAGAACAATCGGTAAAGCAGGATGAAGATGAAGAAAAATCAGTCGAACAGGATGAAGTTGAAGTTGAAGATGAAGAAGCAGGATTACGAAAATTGGTAGAAGCTACTGAGAAAACGGTTGAAGTAGCAGAAGAGAAAACAGAAAAAGCTAAACGAGGTAGAAAACCTAAAGATAAGGGTAAAGTAGAAGAAAAAAATGAATTACTGGTTGACTTAACCACCGCTGTATTAAACAATACCAAAGTTACAGATCGACTACCAAAAGAGAAAGAAAAGCGTGTTCTTGCAACCTCGACATTTTACATGAACAATCGTAAAATTTTTATTCAAAAGTTAAGTGAAATATTTAAAAATTATAGAATTGATTTACAGAAAAACGAAAATTCTATATCATGCGAAAACCGTTCACAAAATGATAACTTTGATTTGCTTACCCATCAAAAAGTTGTAAGAGATTATCTAAGTTTGTACACACCTTATAGAGGATTATTGCTTTACCATGGATTAGGATCTGGTAAGTGTCATAAAATAAATACACCCATAATGATGCACAATGGATCAATAAAAATGGTTCAAGATATTCAAGTTGGAGATTTTCTAATGGGTGATGATTCAAAACCACGAACTGTATTATCTTTAGCAAGAGGTGTTGATAAAATGTACGAGGTTTGTCCAGTTAAAGGAGATAAATACACAGTAAATCAAGAGCATATCTTATGTTTGAAAGCATCTGGATTTCCGAAATTCTCTAGAAACAATCATAAATCAAATACAAATTATAATATCCAATGGATTGAAGAAAATAAATTCATGTCCAAAACTTTTACGTTTAATAAAGAGAATGAAGTAGACAAACAAAAAGAAGCAAATTCATTTTTTGAAAATATAAAAGCAAATCCAGAAACAAATAACAATGTTTATGAAACATCCATAAATGATTATTTAAAGTTATCTGACAAAATGAAAGGATTTTTAAAAGGTTACAAGGTAGCTTTAGATTTTGATGAAAAACAATTACCCATCGATCCCTACATGATTGGCTATTGGTTAGGAGACGGTACATCATCAAGATCAGAAATAACATGTCAAGATTCAACAGTAATACATTATTATGCCCAAAATTTAAAAAAATATGAATTATCTTTAATTTACAGATCCGGATACACCTACGGAATTACAGGAAACGGAAAACTTAATAATAATTTATTTTTAAACACGTTAAAAGACTTAAACATGTTAAATAATAAGCTTATTCCTGACGTTTATAAATTAAATTCAAGAGAGAATCGTTTAAAATTATTAGCTGGTTTGCTTGATAGTGATGGTCATTATTGCAAAAATAAATCGTGTTTTGAATTTACGCAAAAAAATGAAAGATTAATGGATGATGTGATATTTTTATGCAGAAGTTTAGGATTTGCTTGTTATAAATCTGTCAAAACCACAACTTGGACCTACAATAATGTTGAGAAAAAAGGAACAGCATATAGAATAACAATATCAGGGGAAGGGATTCAGGATATTCCGACTATTATTCCAAGAAAAAGAGCAGAAGCTAGAAAACAAATAAAAGATGTATTAGTAACTGGAATATCTATCAATTATGTTAATGAGGATAATTATTACGGATTCATGTTAGATGGTAATTGCAGATATGTAATGGGTGATTTTACAGTAACTCACAATACTTGTACTAGCATTGCTATTGCAGAGGGAATGAAAACTAATAAACGTGTTTTTGTTTTAACACCTGCTTCTTTAAAAATGAATTTTTTCAGTGAAATGAAAAAGTGTGGTGATGAACTCTATAAAAAGAATCAATTCTGGGAATTTGTTTCGATAGATGGTAAACCAGACTATGTAGGTATTCTTTCCAAAGCGCTTTCACTTTCATCAGAATATATTAAGAAACATAGAGGTGCATGGATGGTAAATATTACCAAAGAATCAAACTATTCAGATTTATCTAGTGATGATCAAAAAACATTAGATGAACAGTTGAATGAGATGATTCGAACAAAATATACTGATATTAACTACAACGGTTTGAATATGAACCGTTTAAATTTATTATCAGGTGATCAGACCCGTAATCCTTTTGATAATTGTGTTGTAGTTATTGACGAGGCACATAATTTTGTTAGTAGAATTGTAAATAAAGTAAAACAGAAAAAATCAACAACCATAGCATACATCCTTTATGAATATTTAATGTCTGCGAAGAACGCTAGAGTTGTCTTGCTTTCTGGTACACCGATAATAAATTATCCCAATGAAATCGGTATTTTATTTAATATTTTACGTGGATACATAAAATCATGGGCATTTACCATTAATGTTAAAACTACAGATAAGGTTACTACTGATACCATTCTAGGAATGTTTGATAAAGAGAACTTGAAAACATATGATTTTGTTGAATACAATGGAAATATTCTCACAGTGACAAGAAATCCCTTTGGGTTTATTAACACTAAAAAACGTGGAGCAGCCAAGGGTGTTCCTAGAGCAACCAAAAAAGATAAAGAAAAGGTTGGTGGAGCAAAAAATAAAACGAAAAAAGCAGATAAGAAAACAAAAACAAATAAAAAGACAAAGATATTAGACAACAGTGAATTCATTGAAGAAGTTAAAAACAGTGAAGAAGTTGAAGACTTAGCTGAACAAAATTATCGTGTTCCCCAAGATCTTTATGAAGGTGGCAGTGATTCATTTAATAAATATGATGGCGTTAAATTAGATGATACTGGTAACATAAGTGATTTTGACTTCCAAGAGAAAATACTCTCTATTTTAAAGAAGAATGGTCTTGAAGTTCAAAAAGGCTCTATCAAGGTAACTAATTACAAAGCCCTTCCTGATAATCCAGATGCATTTTTTAATATGTTCGTGAATTCAGAAACAGGCGAAATAAAGAATATTAATTTATTTCAACGAAGAATATTAGGATTAACATCTTATTTCCGTAGTGCACAAGAACAATTATTACCTAGTTTTGTAAAAACTGATTCGGGAGAACTTTATCATGTTGTTAAAAGTCCAATGAGCCCTCACCAATTTGGTATTTATGAAAAAATTCGTAAAGAAGAAGCGGACCGTGAATCGAAAAATAAAAAACGTAAACTGAAGGCAAAAACAAAGGAAGAATTGTATGAAATATCCTCTACATATCGCATATTTTCCAGAGCTGCTTGTAATTTTACTTTCCCAGTATCTATTGATCGTCCGGTTCCTAATGTAAAAGAAAATAGTGAAATAAGTGAGAATTTATTCGACGCAGTTCCATTAGCTGAGCGTAAATTCACGGATGCATATGCAAGTGTAGATGATGAAGAAAATAAAGAAGAAGATGAAGAAGAAATCGCACCAGCCGAAGAATCAAAATATGAAGGTAGAATTCAAAAAGCACTCGAAGATGTCAGTGTAATTGATGAAGAAACCAAGAAAAGTAAATATTTAAATAAGGATGCACTAGGAGTATACAGCCCCAAGTTTAAAGAAGTATTAGAGAATTTATTGGATGAAGAGAATGAAGGTTTACATTTATTATATAGCCATTTTAGAACAATAGAAGGTATTGGAATATTAAAATTAATATTACAAGCCAATGGATTTGCTGAGTTTAAAATAAAGAAAAATGGATCTGTCTGGGAAATTGAAGAAACAGAAGAAGATATTGGAAAACCCAGATTCGTTCTCTACACTGGTACTGAAACACCAGAAGAAAAAGAAATAATTCGTAATATTTATAATAGTGCTTGGGATTTTGTACCCGCCACCATAGTTTCTAAATTACAAGAGAGAAATGAGAATAACTTTTTAGGTGAAATTATTAAAATATTTATGATTACTTCTTCAGGCGCAGAAGGTATTAACTTAAGAAATACTAGATTTGTTCACATAATTGAACCATATTGGCACATGGTTCGTATTGATCAGGTTGTTGGTCGTGCCCGCCGTATTTGCAGTCACCAAGACCTTCCTGAGGATATGAGAACTGTAAAAGTATTTTTGTATGTTACTATTTTTAGTGAGCAACAGAAAACTGACGAAAAAAATATTGAATTACGTATTCGCGATTTAAGCAGAATAGACGGGAAAACACCAGTCACCACTGATGAAACTCTATTTGAAATGGCAAGTATTAAACAAAAAACCAATAATCAGATATTGACCGCCGTTAAAGAAACTGCCATTGATTGTCAACTCTACTCAAATATTTCTAAAAAATCTAATGATAGTGAGAACCTTGTATGCTTTGGTTTTGGAAAGATTGAATCGAATCAATTTTCCTCATATCCTTCATTTGAAAATGATCGTTCTACAAAAGAAGGGTTAGATGTTAAAACTGTTAGATGGACCGCTAGAAGGATTACTGAAGATGGTATTGATTATGCTCTTAATGAAAATACAATGGAAGTTTATGATTATGAAAGTTATCAACGAGCTAAAGAATTGGGGGCTGACTTAATTTTAATAGGAAAATTAGAAAAAGTAAAGGGAAAATACAAAATTATTCGAAATTTGTAAGATTCATATGAAAAAATATTGACTCATTTTCTGGTGAAAAAATATAATATTTACCAGTTGATCCACACATACTTTCTATTCTGCGAACTTTTTCTACATATTCATAATCTAATTCTTTGTCAACTAAAGTAATAAATTTATCACATTTACCAAAATTTTGACTAATTACAAAATCATTCTTAAATCGTAGTGGAATAAAATGTTTACAATTTCTGCATAAATTTTTTACTTGATTTGAAAAGCAAATGTTAAAAAAACTATATAAAATCACTAAATATTTCATATAGTTTATATGTAAAATTTTCTTTAATTAGCTTTTTTTAAAATGTTCTTGGTTTAAATGGTATTGAGATTACATTGAAGTAAACTGTGTCAACATTATCAGTTATAGTAACGGTTACTCCATCACTAAAAATTACTGAAAGGTATCCATTTTTTACTTGAGTTCCATCGGCCTCATTATGAGGTTCAGTATAATTAACAGTAGCTACTGTTTTATTATTAATACTATTACCATTCTCATCATTTAATGGAATTTTACCTTCAGAATCAGTAAACAAATTCAAATCAGGAGTAGCTCCTGAGCTGTAAACAGCATTTAATGCATTGGTTATAGAAGTATAAGTAGCTTGTTCAAGAGACATTATATATATTCAATAAGAGATTAATTTTCTAAATATAATGTAAAATAGAAAAAAACTATTATCAATGTCCTCCTTTTCAATCCCAAAAAAATATGTCCCTCCATCATTATCAAGAAAAGATACTAAAAAACAAAAGAGAAATATAATTAAATCACGTAAGCTTTATCAGAAGGGAATTTATTTTCAAAGACCTAAAGTAAAATCCTTTCATTCTAAACCATCTGGTCATGTTTACAATGCTGAAAAAATGTATGGTGTTTCACGAATATTACCTAACAACGAACTAGCCAGAAAAACAAAGTGCTCTAAAGCAGCTTTAGAAAAAATAGTAAATAAGGGGCGCGGAGCTTATTATTCAAGTGGATCGCGTCCAAATCAAACTGCTGAATCATGGGGTCGCGGTAGATTAGCTAGTGTTATTACTGGAGGACCAGCCAGTGTAATTGATTATGGGATTTTGTACAATGGTTGTGACAAATCTAGTAAAGCTCTTAAATTAGCAACTAAAACATGCAAAAAGAAAAAGAGATGTCAGAAATATACTTTGCGCGTTTAATCTAGAAAAATATCTATTTTCATAAATAAAATATAAAAACAAACGCATATTATTTTTATATTTGGAGTCGATGTACGAAGAAAATAATGTACTAACTATTAAAACTGTACAAATTCAACCTATTCGTAATATGATTACGGCCATTAAAGATATTTTGACGGACGCAACGATTACTTTTACTAAAGACGGAATGAAAATCATCAATTTTGATAAGACACATACTATTTTAGTAAATGTTATTTTGAATTCTCATAAGTTTGAGCAATATACATGCGATCCAGATAAAATTATTGTATGTGCCAATACCCTTCATTTGTTCAAGGTAATTTCTACTATGTCGAACGACGATACACTTTCAATGTACATTGATAAGGCTGATTATCACGACGGTATAGTTTCTCATCTAGGACTACAATATGATAACGGAGATATTAAGCAATGTTATAGCCAAAAGTTAAGATTGATTGAACCTGATATGGAGGAGCTTATTGTTCCTGATGTAGAATATTCCACCGTAATTAATTTGCCTACTTCTGATTTCCAGAAGATAATTCGTGATTTGAATGGTGTTTCTGATCGTGTAGAAATAAAGTCAGTAGGCAATGATTTGATTTTTTCTTGTGATGGTAATTTTGCTAGCTCTCGTATTTTCCGCTCTGAATCAGATGGCAATATGGAGTTTATTCAGAAATCTGATGCTTCTGTTATCATTCAGGGTGAATTTTCACTAAAGTCCTTGTCTCATTTTATTAAGTGTACTCCTTTGTGTAGTCATTTGGAGATGTATTTAGGAAATGATTTGCCACTTATTGTGAAATATGACGTGGCATCTTTAGGTGAGATTAAATTATGTTTAGCCCCATTACCACCATCGTAATTCAAAAAAAAGTAATTTATTATTTGAATATTTTATTTTTCACATAATACTGCACATTTGAGGAAGAGAAAGTTTGTTCCCCGTTTTGTTTTCTTTTTCAGATCCATCACACAATTCTTTGTCATCATCCTTATTCAATTCGTTATTCAGTTCATTATTTAGCTCTTGAGCTGATTTAATTTGCTCTGTCAAATCCTGTTCGATTCTAATTAAATGCATTATTAAACCTGCCTGTCTGGTAATTATTGTATCTTTCTCGTCAAATTTAGTGCCTAATTTTTCTAGTTTTTTTTGGTAATATCGTTCAGCTTCAAAATACATATCCATGTATTCCTTTTTAGATATTTCCTTTGTGAAAGGAGTTTTTATACTAAAACACTTGTTCTTATTCGTAAACATTATGTTGTCTTTTATTTACTTCAATAAAAAAAGAACGTAAATCAAATCAATTTTTTAAATTGTTATATAGTTACAATTTTTGTAACATTGGTTTCTACTGAACCAATAATTTCTGTTTTTTTGACAAATTTTACTTTAGTATAAACAATCTTAAGGTTTTTTTGAGATGCATACCTTGAATATTGTTTACAGATGACAGCACCTTGTGTAATTATTTTGCTTAATTGCTTTTTATCTAATTTTTTACCTAGAGGTAAACTTGCTATTATATGTGCAGACGGAAGATTATTTACATGAAACCAAATATCATCTGGCAAAGAATCATCTATCATATCAAAATTATCCTGGCTGTTTTCTCCTATCTTAAAAACGATATCATAGTTGATACAGTCGATGTATTTTGTGATTTTCTTCATTTTATTATTACTATATAAAATAATAATAAAACCTTGTAATTCGATCAATTTTTTTTGTTGTAAAGAGTCAACATGGTTTTACACCTTTTCTCATTCAAAACGCTGACTTTGTCGGCTTGAATGAGTAAAGGTAACGTTGACATTTGGGCGTTTTCAACGCAAAATGGTTTTAATATTTCAGTATAACAATACCAGAACCACCATTACCTCCTTTTTTATAATCAAAACTAACACTTGTTGCCCCCTCTCCACCATTACCTGTATTATTGGAAGCATTTGAACCACTACGACTTTGATCAACTCGACCACCAACACCACCAGCTCCGTATGTAATATTAGAACCTGATATATTACTTATTAAACCTGCGCCAGAAGTTCTAGAAATATTTGGAGTGAAGTTGGAACTACCACCAGCACTAAGATTACCACCACCACCTCCACCATCTTCTCCTCCAATTCGATTACCTGCACCGTTACCACCGGTGGACGCAACATTATTATTATTAGAAGCATATCCGCCTAATCCATCTCTATTATCCCTAGTGTTAGCACTGCGACTTTTATAACCTTTACCCCCACCAAGAGCAATAATTGTTGAAAAACTAGAATTAGACCCATCTTCACCGTTATATTCTTGACGATAGGTACCGTCTGTTGTGGCGTTTCCTCCATTTCCACCCGCACCAACTACAATTGAATAAGTAGTTCCGGGTGTAACACTTATAGAACCAGTTAATGCTGAACCACCACCTCCTCCTCCAGCAGACCCTGTATCATATGCAGCACCACCACCGCCACCACCACCAACAATTAAATAATCAACACTAGTAACATTTTGAGGAGCTGTCCATGTAAACGTTCCAACATTGGTAAATGGAGAAATTGTCAATGTGTTAGGAATATTAGTATCAATAGGATTATTATTTTTGTTATCACACATCATATACATTTTACAACTAGTACGATTGCTTTTAGTTCTCCAATTTCGTGTAGTCATATATATTTATTGTACATTATTTTATAAATTCAATAAACCTTTGAACAATAAAAAAATACTAAATATTATTATTCTATTCATTCTTAATTTTACCGTTCTTTTTTCATTCTTTTTTCATTCGCTTCTTGAGTGGTTCTTCTACGTCCCCAGTTGGTTTATAAAAATCAGTTTCACTTCTCTGAGATCTAATTTCGCGAATCAACTGCTCCTCTAATCTCTTAGTTTTTTCTAGCATTTCATTTAATTGCATCAATAATATTTCCTTTTCGACACAGAAAAGGTCTCTGGCAGTCATAAGTTCGTTATCGGAGTACATCCTTAGTTTTTAGTTTTTACAATTTGATTACTTTTCTAAAAAGTAATCAATTTTTTACATTTCAACAAAAAATAGAATAGTAAGGAAGAGAAAGTGAGGTTCATATCAAAATTCAGGTTCGTGTTTCTTAAATAAACATCCCTGTTTTAATAAATTAGGTATTTGTGTAATAACATTAGGATCCTGTAAGGTTGATGTATCCAACCATATTTTTATAATACAAAAATTCTTCTTAGGAGAAATAGTTATTCCATTTATATGTTTATTGTGAATATCATTAACACATAATGATTCACCACATAAAGAATAAAATAAATTCTTCCAAACTTCAGGTACAGCCTTGTTAATTACCTTGTATGAAAAACATCCTCCATCACGATTACGAGGATCTTCCCACATGGGCGTAATCCCATCCCGCATAACAAACAACATACAATTTTTTACTACATTTTCGTGTATAGATTCATTCAAAGATATAACTTTTTCAACTGTGTCAATTGAATCCATTATAATTGTATAACCAGACAAAGCCCAGTTTTTATCGTGTGGTAAATGGTAATATAAATTCCATTTATCAATCAAAGTGTGTTGTGGGGTAGGAGTACTCACTGCATCCATTGTGATTACGCCCGTATATTATAGCGGGATTTGTTTCTAAATTGTTTTTTCATAGTTTTTCTATTTTTAATTAAAATCAAACTAATAAATATCCATCTTCAGTCAACAAAATCGACTTGTCAAATTTCAAATCAAACCAAGTAATATTATCATCCATAATCTTAATAACATAATCCATATCAAAATGGTATGGTTCGGATTGTGATTCCAAACACAACTTTACAAAAGTAGGAGACAAAATTTGATTATCTACAAAATAAACATCCTTGTCCAAAAAGAATTCTATACTACGGTTCATGAGTGGATGAGTATATTCGACATTTAAAAATCTTGCTTTGCTAGGAACAGGTGGGTCTTTAAAATCAGTAAAATGGCCATTGTTATTATCAAAGATTCTAAAAACGTAATCGTCACCAATCTTCATCTTTACCATACCCTCAATATAAGAAGGACTATTCAAAACGACAGAATCAAGAGCATCACATATTTCATTAAAAGAGATTTCAATATTAGAAACATTGTGAAGAGGATCTTTTACAAACTCATAAGATTCAAACATAGTATACTCTTCCCCAGCCAATCGATTCCTATCGCGTCTAGATAAAACATAACTAGCTATCCAATAAGATTGCATAGGCTCAATGCGCTTATTAATAATCTTAGAATAAATATAATCATAAGAGTAACTAAGATGACTTGTCAAGAAATGTACGAAATAATTTTTGTTTATGTGTTTACATTTCTCATCAAAATCGGTCTTTCCGTTACTATAAAAAAAGAGTAAATTAGTTAGTATATTATCTCTTGTACGAATCAAATAATCCTTTATTTCATCAGTTTTAAAATAAAATGGTGTTGGCATATAATCTAGTAGATCTTTAATTCCGTACATAAACGATATTTATAATAGTGATTTATTTTTTATATTTGTTTTTTAATGTTTTAATGATTTTATTGTTTTATTCTTCCTTGTTTTCTTGTTTTTAATTGTGTTTTTCCTTTTTCTTTTTTTTATTGTTCTTCTACCTCCACGGTTCCTGTTTTGTATTAATGACAAATATCTTTCTGCACGTTGATCAATTCCAGCTACTTTATTTCTTATAACACTACAAGTAAAATCCATAATAATTACCTTTTTAACACCACGACTATATAACAATTCTAATATATCATGTAAAGTTGTAACTGAAAATTCGTCTCTAGTATTTGCGCCTCTTAATGCAGTAACGTTTGGTGTTAAAATATCCATTAAATCAACACTAATTGAATTACCTGATCGATCAATACCATTTAATAAATTAATCTTCCAATCAAAAAAAGCACTACTTTTTGTATTTTGATTTAAGTGATTGTTCTCTCTTAAAAATTCTTTGTTATAATTGATATGTGATGGAATTAGTTTATAATTTTTAACATTGTATAACAGATCTGTGTGATAAAAATATCTCATCACTTCAGCATCACTTGTATAATTTACATTTCTTTTTCTTACTTCTTCTACAATTTCCTTAGGCTGGTCATCAATTGGAATTATTCTATCTTTACTATGTTCTACCATAGCCGTCATTTCTTCAACAGGAGTGTCTGCGTTAAATGTTACTGTATCTTCATTAATAATTTTAACAAAAGCTCCTATATTCTTCGACGGTAATAAATTTGGCACTGATGTCGGAACTACCTGTAATCCAACTACTTCCATATCATGTCTTATTTGTATTAATAATGGTTTAGCTATACCATCTCTATTATCGATTCTTACTTGTATATCTCCATGAGTAGTTATAGCTAATATAGCTACATTATTTCTAAAACCAAATTCTAAAGGTGCAGATGGAGCGAAATCTTGATCCATTGATCCGATCATATCACCGTATACTATTCCTGATCTAGTTACTCCTTGAACTGGCATGATTTAATTAAAATTATTATTGTATAAACATTAATTAGAAAAAACATTATATATATTAATAGATATAGATGGTTAAAATTACAAATGGGCTTTTTGTATTTCACCGTGATTTTCGTATTGTCGATAATGTAGGATTAATTGAAGCAAGTAAGTTATGTGAAAATTTATACACGTGTTTTATTTTTACTCCTGATCAAGTTAGTAAAGCTAATGATTATCGCTCTCATAATGCAATACAATTTATGATTGAAAGTTTGGAAGATTTAGAAGATGATATTCATGTCAAAGGTGGAAAATTACTTATTTTTTATGGTAAACAATCTACTATTTTAAAAGAACTAGTTTCTGATCTCAATATTGACGGTGTCTATTTTAACAAAGATTACACACCTTATGCAATAAAAAGAGACACAGAAACCCTAGAATTGTGTAAAAAATTAGAAATTGATTGTCAAATGTATTCGGATTATTATTTGTATGAACCAGGTACTATACAAGTAGGAAAAGTCAATGGGAAGGAAGATGGAGTAGCAGAACAAGTTCATGCCTATAAAAAATACACACCGTTTTATGATAAAGTTCATTCGATAGCGGTAAAAACACCATCTCTACAACGAGTAAATAATCTAGACAAAACAACGAAATTCATAAAAAATAAAATAAATTTGCAATATGCATATGAGCAATTTACCAAACAAAATGACGAAAAATTGGTGATTGGTGGAAGAGTCGAAGGAATAAAACGATTAAAAATGGCTATATCCAAACAAAAACATTATGATCATGATCGTGATTATTTTACTTATAACACAACTTTTTTATCAGCTTATATAAAATTTGGCTGTGTTTCTATACGTGAAGTATACAATGTAGTAAAACGTGAATTTGGAGCAAGTCATGGAATCATTAGAGAATTAATTTGGCGCGAATTTTTCGCACACGTGTTGTATGCTTATCCTGAAGTAGTGGGTCAATCATATCAACCTAGATACCGTGGTATACATTGGCATAATTCCCAAAGTCAGTTTGAAAAATGGGCCTGTGGAAGAACGGGTTTTCCAATTGTTGATGCTTCTATGAGACAAATGAATACAACTGGATATATGCATAATCGTGGTCGTATGACTGTATCTAGTTTTTTAGTAAAAGTCCTCCTTATTGATTGGCGAAAAGGAGAAAAATATTTTGCTCAACTCTTGACAGATTACGATATTGCCTCTAATAATGGAGGATGGCAAGGTAGTAGTAGTACAGGGGTTGATATGAAGCCGTATTTTCGTGATATGAATCCATGGATACAGAGTAATAAATTCGACAAGGATGCAGAATTTATTAAGAAATGGATACCAGAATTAGAAGGTGTTGATGCAAAAGATATTCATAAATGGTCAATCATGTGCAATGATCCAAAATATAAAAATATCGATTATCCCAAACCAATGGTAGATTATGATGAACAAAAAAAGAAAATGTTAGAAATGTACAAAGATGCATAATTATTTATAATTTTTTACCATAATTTTGCCTAATATTTAATTAAATGACGCAAAGCTATAAAAGGTTGCATAATATTATGTGCAGCACCTCCACCTGTATAGGATGTATTAAAAGGTCCTAAATCAGCTCGATCTGTGGTAGCCGCAGATGACTCATCCTGCCGTCCACTATTAGTATCATATGCACCATCATCTGGATTTGCACGTCTAATCAAACTATGACTGTGACTAGGTATTTCATTAACAGATAATGTATGTGCCTCCTCACCACCAGTAGAAGATAAATTATGATTTGTTAGTCCGTCTCCTTGACCAGCTCCTATACATACACGTCCACGTGTATCTGGAATTTTGAAAGTGCCATTTGACCCACCATATGTATAGCCAATTGCACTAAAAAGATCACTATAGACAGTTGTGTTTAATGATCGTCCATCACATTCAAACCAACCTTCTGGTTCATTGATTGCTGCAGATTGTATAACGGTTCCTGCAGGAATCAATACATAATCGTCTAAATAATAGTTTCCACTAGCATAAAAATTTTTTGCTCTTATATCCTTACGTACTGTTAGATTTCCAGAAACGTCTAAATTTCCACCAATTAGTTCATTTCTTTCAACGTACAAATCTCCATTGTGAATGGGAGGACTTGTAAAATTGGTAAGACGATTTTGAAACATAACATCTTTGTTTGCGACTCTACTTTTAGTCCTGTTAATAGACATTTTATAATATACAAATATATTTCTTCGTAAATGTATACATTTTTAAATAATAGAAATGTATATATGTCAAAAAATTTAGTAATTACTATTTTAGCAGCAGGTGAAGGAAAGCGTATGAGATCAGATTTACCTAAGGTTCTCCATTTATTTAACAATATACCTATGTTAGTCAGAATTGTGCAAACATCTCTTTCATTAAAACCAAAAAAGATCATTGTTGTCACAGGTAAGCATGACGCTATAATTAAAGAAACTATAGAAAAATATATTCATACTGAAATAAACAAGTTATTTTTTGTAAATCAACCAGGCCAATTAGGTACTGGTGATGCAATTAAATGTTGTTTACCACAATATACTGACAATTCAACTGTACTAATCTTAAACGGAGACATGCCACTTATAAACAAAACAATTTTAAATAAATTCGTAGAAAATAGTTACAAGGCTAATATTTTAGTAGCAAAAATGGATAACCCTTATGGATACGGTCGAATAATATATGATGAATACGGTGATTTCTCTGAAATTATAGAAGAGAAAGATTGTAGTGAAGAGGAACGCAAAATAAATATAATCAATTCTGGTATCTATTTATTTAATGGAAAGTTATTAAAAGATTATATTCCTATGATAAAAAATGAAAACGTACAAAATGAATATTATTTAACTGATATAGTTAAAATCGTGAATGAAAATGCCAAAATTTCAGTCGACACATTTTTAATAGAAAAACGTGAGAACAAATATATTCGCGGTGTCAACACACCTGAAGAATTGAACGAACTAGAAAACAGTAACCACCTTGGCTAAATTCTTAGGGAAATCTGGATTGTGTCCTAATTCGATAGCAACATAGTAACTTAATAATTGAATATAAATATTAGCCAAAATTCCACCATATGTATTATTTTTTTCTATAACCAAATCTGCATCTTCTCTGTCACTTATGCAAATAACTTCTGCGTCTCTAGCGAGTACCTCTTGCAATGCATTTTGGTTTTTCTGATGATGTTCTTCATCTATATCAAAAATAATAATTGGTAATTTTGGTACAATCAGTGCAAATGTACCATGTTTTAGTGCTGATGAACTATATCCTTCAGAATGAATGTATGCAACTTCCTTTAGTTTTAAAGCGCCTTCCATTGCAATAGCTTGACTACTTCCCTTTCCGAGTAAAAAAATACTGGAAGCCGTTCTTAATTTTTTAGCTAATTCTTTCATTACAAAAATAGTATCTTCACAAATCATACTACTTATTTGATAAGATGTCTTCCTCAAATCAGAAATTATTTTCTTTCTTTTTTCAATGTGAGTTCCACGATTTTGGGAAAACCAAACAGCCATCATAGAAAGAACAATGCACTGATTTGTAAATGATTTTGTAGATGCTACAGATACTTCTCTACCTGCATTTAAATAAATTCCACAATCGGTTTCTCTAGCTATAAGTGAATCGAT